CTAGCAGCCACCACTGTTGGAGATAATACAGCAATAGGAACACAAGCCTTATTATCAAATACAACAGGATCAAACAATACTGCTTTAGGTCAAAGCTCTTTAGATGCTAATACCACTGGTAATTACAACACAGGGTTAGGTGATAATGCTTTAGGAGCAAACACGACAGGATCAAATAATACTGCGGTAGGTAGGCATGCTTTAGTTTCCAATACAACAGCTTCAAACAATAACGCATTTGGGTATGCAGCTTTAGGAGATAATACAACAGGGTCGCAAAATGTCGCAGTTGGGCATAATGCTTTAAATGCTAATACAACAGCTAATAATAATACAGCTGTAGGTATGCAAGCTTTAATGAGCAACACAACAGGGGCGCAAAATACTGCTTTAGGTGCTTTAGCATTAGATGCTGCTACAACAGCTAGTAATAATACAGCTGTTGGACATAATACGTTAACAGCAAATACATCTGGTTCAGACAATGCAGCAATGGGGGCTTTCGCATTAGAGGCTAATACAACAGGAGCTAGTAATACAGGACTTGGCTATGGAGCTTTAGCTGCAAACACTACAGCTAGCAATAACACAGCAGTCGGTTATAGTGCTTTAATAGCCAATACTACAGGAGACTCTAATACTGCAGTCGGTAATGAAGCAGGTAAGAGTGTAACTACAGGAGGAGGTAATACTGCATTAGGTAAAGAAGCTTTAGAAGATTCTACTACTGGTGATTACAACACTGCGGTAGGTATGCAGTCATTAAGAAAGAACACTACAGCTGACCATAATACTGCGGTAGGATATGCAGCTTTAGACGCTAACACCACAGGAACTAGCAACGTAGCTGTGGGTAATGATGCTTTAGGAGGTAATACTACAGGTGGTTATAATATTGCAATAGGTAGAGTAGCACTTGCAGCTAATACCACAGCAGACAATAATATAGCGATTGGATATAATACAATGACTGCTAATACTACAGGCGCTAATAACACAGCTGTAGGTACTTATGCTTTAGACGCTAATACTACTGCAAGTGGTAATACTGCTTTCGGAAGAAACGCACTGAGCACTTCTACAACCGCTGCCGAGAACACAGCGATAGGTTATCAAGCTATGTCGGTTGGAACACAAGGAGACTATGGCACAGCTGTAGGGGTAAGCGCTTTATACAATAATACAGCAACCAGTAATACTGCTGTAGGACATAACGCAATGTTCGCAAACACAACAGGCTCATCTAATACTGCTGTTGGAAGTAATGCTTTAGACGCTAATACTACAGGGGCTAGTCAAACTGCTATAGGAGCAAGTGCTTTAAGTGCAAACACTACAGGGACTATAAATACAGCAGTTGGTAATGCTTCTCTGGCACTAAACACTACAGGAGATAATAATGTTGCAGTCGGTTATGACGCACTAAATGCCAATACAACAGCAGATAATAATACAGGTATTGGTACTCAAGCTTTAGCTGCCAACACTACAGGTAGTGGTAACACAGCTATAGGTAGAGGAGCAATGCAAGCCAATACCACAGGTGCTAATAACACAGCTATAGGACACGGAGCACTTGACGTTAATACAACAGGAGCTAGTAACGTAGCTATTGGAGTAGGTTGTTTAGACGCTAATAATGCTAACAGTAACACAGCAGTAGGTAATTCTTCATTAGGTTCAAACACCACAGGAGCTTATAACGTAGCATTAGGACAAAACGCAGGATTAAATAATACAACAGGTGGTGATATTGTAGCTGTAGGGTACGGAGCTTTAGCAGCTAATACTACTGCTAATAGTAATACAGGTGTCGGAACTAATGCTTTAAATGCTAATACAACTGGTACAGCTAATACTGCTGTAGGCAGGAGAGCCTTATATGTAAGTACGACAGGCGACTACAACACAGCAGTAGGTTACAACGCACTAGATGCTAACACGACAGCTGATAACAACACTGCAGTAGGTTATAGTGCTTTAACCTCTAACACTACAGGTACTTACAATACAGCACTAGGTAGAAGTGCTTTAGCAACAGCAGAAACAGCAAGTAACAATACAGCAGTAGGTTATGGATCATTAACAGCTAACACGACTGGAGCTACAAATACGGCTGTAGGTGATAATTCTTTAGGTTCAAACACTACAGCTTCAAATAATACAGCAGTTGGATCGTCTGCTTTAGTAGCAAACACAACAGGAACAGTTAATGTTGCGGTTGGAACAAATGCTTTAGCTACATCTACAACTGCTTCGTCTAATGTAGCCGTAGGTCATAATGCTTTAACAGCAAATACTTCAGGTAGTGCAAATGTTGCTGTAGGTAAAGATGCAGGTGAAGCAGTAACTACTGGTACATATAGTACGCTTGTAGGGTATTTAGCGGGAACTAATGTAACAACAGGTAACGACAATACAGCCTTTGGTTCAGAAGCACTAAGAGACGTAACAACAGGAGCAGGAAATACAGCTGTAGGAAGTGAAACGCTCGTAGTAGCAGCAGGAAGTAATAATACAGCTGTAGGACTAGACGCAGGTAAAAGTGTTAGTACAGGATCTAATAATTTATTTTTAGGAAAAGATGCAGGATTATCTGGTTCGCCTGGTGGTGCAATTACTACAGGTAGTAATGAAATAGTTCTAGGTGATGAAAATATAACTGAAGCTCATATTCAAGTAGATTGGACAGTTGCTTCAGATAAACGAGATAAAACAGATGTTAACGAATTAGATTTAGGTTTAGATTTTATCAATCAACTTGAACCAGTTACTTACCGTTGGGATAAACGTAGTTTATATAGTGAAGATCAAAGTATAACCCCTGACGGAACGCATAAGGAAGAACAACTGGACAGTGGTTTTTTAGCACAAGATGTAGAGGCTTTAGAAGCACAATACGGGTATAAAATAGAAGATAAAACTAATATAATAACTAAAGTAAGCGAAGACGGACAAATGTATGGAATTAAATATTCAAAACTTGTCCCTATGCTAACTAAAGCAGTGCAAGAACTTTCGGCAAAAGTCGAAGAATTAGAAAATAAACTTAATAATAAGGAGTAAAAAAATGGCAGTAAGCAAAAAACTTGTAAAAACCGTTCCTTATGTCAAATCCAGTAAAGTGGAAAAATGGCATTTGGAAATGCAATACGAGAACGATAGCGAAGGTGATGCTACTTACTATAGTACTACCTTTACTGTAGACGTAGAGGCAGTTGACCCTGATTCAGGAGCAACTAACTTTACTAAAGCAGCAAAAGGTACATATAGTAATGCAGATTTAGTGAAACTATGTCCTGTTTCTCATTGGGACACAATATTCGCTAGTCAAGTGGATTCAGTTATTACTAATCCCGTTAGCGACCCAGTACCTGACGAAGCATTTAGCGTACCTAGTTAAAGATGGCTGAAGTTACAGTGCATAACATGCCTAGTGTGTATGTTATGGAGACCCAAATGCCTATGGACATGGTTAGTGATTTGAATGACTATCTTGATGAATACGTTAAGGATAAAAATAAAAAGTCATTAGCTGATACATTAGTGGGGCAAATAGCGCAAGGTGAACAATTACTTATGGACAATGATGATCCTAGAGTAAAAGAATATACAAACTTTATTTGTGGGTTAGGCGCAGATTATATTAATTTCTTTGCTCAAAATACGGGAGCTAAACTTAAAAGTCCTAAAGCTGTGGCGGTTGATGAAACTTGGTCAGTGCATAGTTATGAGGGTGATTACAACCCGATACATGATCACGGCACTAAAACCGTAATGGGTATATCTACGACTGGTTGGACAAAAGTTCCACAACAAATACTAGATCAACCTGTTGCGGGATCCCCTGAGTATTCTTTATATAACACATCTGGTGATTGTGATGGTTATATAGCATTTCAGTACGGTAGAAATGAGTTGATGAATCAAGAAAGACTAAGACCTCCGCAGTCTTTTGTTATTCAACCAGAAGTAGGAAAGTTGTTAGTTTTCCCTTCGTGGTTGCAACATATGGTATATCCATTTAAGGGAGAAGGCGAAAGAAGAACAGTCGCTTCCAATCTTAATTGTTGGGATATGACCGAACAAGAACTAACAACAAACGAGGAAGAATAATGGAAGCAATTTCAAATATTATTGGCTTAATAACTTTAATAGTAACAGTATCATCTATTGTTGCGGCTATTACGCCAACTCCTAAAGATGATGTGTGGATTGGTAAGTTGTATAAACTTATTGATCTTTTTGCATTGAATATTGGTAAAGCTAAAAATAAAGCAGGCGATAAATAGATGTCTTCAGTTTCCACCAACGAAGTTAAAGCAGACCTATCTAAGCACGAAGCTGTGTGTGCTGAGCGTTGGTTAGAAATTCTACACAGAGTTCAGCGTTTAGAACGCTTTGTAATCGGAACCCTATTAGCGGTTATTGGTGGGATGGGGGGCATATTATCTCAAATGCTTTTGTAGGAGCGTAAAATGCCCTTACAAAAAATTTTATTTAGACCAGGAATTAATAGAGAGGGAACTGATTACTCTAATGAAGGGGGTTGGTTTAACTCTAATTTAATTCGATTCCGCAAAGGACTCCCTGAAAAAATTGGAGGGTGGGTTAAAAATACTACAAATACGTTTAAATCCACCTCAAGAGCTTTGCATGCTTGGGTTTCTTTAGCGGGAACTAAGTTTTTAGGAATAGGGACTACTTGGAAATACTATATAAAAGAGGGAGCAAATTTTTATGATATAACTCCTTTAAGGGCAACAACATCTGCGGGAGACGTTACATTTTCTGCTACTAATGGAGATGCAACAATAACTGTTACAGATTCAAGTCACGGAGCAGTTCAAAATGATTTTGTTACTTTCAGCGGTGCTGCTAGTTTAGGTGGAAATATCACAGCCAATGTTCTTAATCAAGAATATCAAATAGCAACTGTTGTTAATGTAAACAGCTACACTATCGAAGCAAAAGATACTTCTGGAGCTACTGTTACAGCAAACGCTAGCGACAGCGGTAACGGAGGTTCTTCAGTTGTAGGTGCTTATCAGATCAATGTGGGGTTAGATGTTTATGTTCCTTCTACAGGTTGGGGTATTGGAACATGGGGCGCAGGAGGTTTTGGTTCTGCGGGTACTTTGGGATTAACTAATCAATTAAGATTGTGGAGCCAAGATAATTTTGGAGAGGATTTAATAATAAATCCCAGAGCAGGAGGAATTTATTATTGGGAAACTAGCACTAAAACATTAGGAACAGATAGAGCAGTAGCTTTAAGTGATTTAAGTGGTGCGAATTTAGCCCCTACCGTAGCATTACAAACTTTAGTTAGTGATGTAGATAGACACGTAATTTGTCTTGGAGCAGATCCTATTTCAGGAACATCTAGGACAGGAAGTGTTGATCCTCTAAATATAGCTTGGTGCGACCAGGAAAATATAACGGAGTGGGAGCCAAAATCGACAAATACCGCAGGTTCTTTTAAACTGTCGGCAGGGTCTTCTATTATAGGTGCGACTAGGGCAAGACAAGAAACTTTAGTTTGGACAGATACTTCATTATATTCAATGACTTTTGTTGGACAGCCGTTTACGTTTAGTGTAAATTTAGTTAATGAAGGTGTAGGATTAGTTGGACCCAACGCCATGATTAATACTCCTAAAGGAGTTTTTTGGATGGACAAAAAAGGATTTTACTCCTATACAGGAGCTATACAACAACTTCCCTGCACAGTAGACTCTCATGTGTTTGATGATATTAACGACACACAAACACACCAAATTTTTGGTTTTGTTAATAAAGCCTTTAATGAAGTGGGTTGGTTTTATTGTTCTGATGGAGAAACGGTAATTGATAGATATGTTGTGTACAATTACGAAGAAAATGTTTGGACAATAGGGCAGCTTACAAGAACCTCATGGATAGATGAGGGAATTTTTAGTGTGCCTATGGGAACGTATTCAAGCTCTGACACGGGCTATCTATACGACCATGAAACAGGAGACGATGATGATGGATCTGCTATGACGAATGTGTTTATAGAGTCTAGTGATTTTGATTTAGGTGATGGTGAGGACTTTTCATTCATTAGTAAAATTATTCCCGATATAAAATTTACAGGAACCGCAAGTACAGGAAGTGATGGGCAGACTGCTGAAGTTGTCTTAAAACGAAGAAATTATCCTGGAGAAAGCTTAACTACTGCATTAACAGGTTCTTGCACTTCAGTAACTACTAAAATAGATACAAGAGTACGTGGACGACAAGCAGTATTACGCATACAATCTAACGATGATGATACCAATGTAACAGGTATGAGTTTCAGAGTAGGTGCGATGAGACTAGCTATTCAACCTGATGGAAGACGTTAATGGGTAAGTTATTAGAAACTAAGCTTCCTACTGCAATAGGAGAGATTTCACCAGAAACATTTAACCGTTTAGTAAGGGTTTTAGAGTTAAGTTTAAACACAGTAGATGTAAACGCTACTTTAAATGTTAATGAAACTCAACGAAACGAAAATAAATTTCAAACAGGAGATTTTATTTGGAATCTTTCTACTGGCCAATTACAGTTGTGGAATGGTAAACAATGGATTGATATATACACAGGAACCGAAAGAGGGGTTGAGGGGGTAAGTGCGCTAGGTACTCTAAGCGTATCTACAAACGGAGCGACAACAATAAGCCTATGATAAATATAGATAAATTAAGAGAAGAACTAACTTTTGACGAAGGATGTCTCTACGAGATTTACGAAGATCATTTAGGCTATGCTACTTTTGGAATTGGTCATTTAGTTTTAGATAGTGATGCCGAATTTGGAAAAGAAATAGGAACACCTGTTTCTGAAGAAAGAGTAATAGAGTGTTTCGAACAGGATATAGAAAATGTTTTTAACGATTTAGATAGAAATATTTCTTGGTGGAGAGATTTATCAGAAGACTTACAACGAGTTGTTGCTAATATGTGTTTTAATCTAGGCATCAACAGATTATTAAAATTTAAAAAGTTTTTAATTGCTTTAGAAAATAAGGACTGGGAAAAATCGGCTATTGAAATGATGGATTCAAAATGGGCGGAACAGGTTGGAGACAGGGCAGTTAGACTAAGAGACAGGGTCTTACAAGGAGATTAATGTGCCAGTACGAAAAGTTAAAGGCGGATATAAATGGGGTAAGTCAGGAAAGACTTACAAATCAAAAACAAAAGCTAAGAAGCAAGGACGAGCTATTTACGCTTCTGGGTATAAGAAAAAGAAAAAATAATGTATGAATATAGTTGCAAAGTTGAAAGAGTCGTTGATGGAGATACTATCGATGTTGTGCTTGATCTTGGGTTTGATATTCTTTATAAGTCTCGCGTTCGTTTATATGGTATTGATACTCCCGAGTCACGCACTCGTAACTTGGATGAGAAGGCTAGAGGAAAAATGGCAGGGGCTTTCTTAAAAGAAGCGATAGACAAAGGTAAAAAAGTAATAATACAAACTAAACTAAAAGACTCCAGAGGTAAGTTTGGACGAGTATTAGGAAACGTTATTGTTGATGAAGTAAATATTAATCAAAGCATGATAGAAAATTTCTTAGCTGTAGCGTATTTTGGACAATCTAAAGCTGAAGTGGAGGCGGAACATCTTGTTAATAGGGAAAAGCTTATAGAGCTTGGTAAATTTGACCCAGAAACAATAGGAAAATAATGACTCAAATGGAAATTTTTATTGGTGTTATATTTACTCTTTTTATGGGGGTATTTGCATTTTACTCCTGCGTCATATTAGAAGAACAAAAGACAGGTAAGAGAATTATTCTGCCTTGGGAGAAAAAATAATGGATGAAATAGAAATAGCATTAAATATCATGAACGGTATTGGACACACTTGCGGTTTTGGTGAAATACCTCTTTTAGAGGAAAAAATATGGAGGGTTATAAATGACTGATAAACAAATAATAGACACTGGTAAGAACGAGGTTGAAATGGACCTTGATAAATATACCGATCTTGTTCTTAAATTAGACGAAGCGCAGGATAAGATAAAAGAAATGCAGAAGTTGCAAAAAGAATTAAAAATAGCCACTAATGCCGCCCAACCCAAAGAAAAGTTTACGTTTGGTGCCTTGTTTAGAGATGAAAACGATATTAATGAAAAAGCAATAATAGGGTTTGTCTCCTTCTTTTTAATGACGGTTTTTGGAGTTTGTGATTTAATTACCGCCTTTATGGGGCAAGACTTACTTATCTCCGATACAATTTACACTTCTTTTGTTGTGGTTACTTTAGGAGCTTTTGGAATATCAGAAGCAGGGAAAGCGTTTAGTAAATGATAAAAATTTTTATAACGCAGTTTACAGTAGGAAACATAACACATTCAGGACCTGTGATTGAAGCAGAAAGCTTCGAACAGGCTGAAGAAGAAGCAGCGCTTTTTGGCGGGACCGTTGTAGGAATACTGGAATCCGTTATACTAGAAGACGGTGAAGAAGAATGGAAGAGAGTTTTGCATTAATAGCTGAGTTAGGTTTACCTGTTGCAGGGGGGCTAATTATGGCTTATTTCATTTTTCTTATCATGAAACAACTAATGAATGGATTAGTTGATGATATTAAAGAAGTAGAGGGTATTTCTAAAATGCTTATAACTAGAGCGTCTATAATGAATAATGATATTATCCGCATAGATACAAGTGTTTCTAGCGCACTAAACTTACCTCCTGATTTATCCAGGATAGCTAGAGCAGAAAATTTTGTAGAAGACGGGAAAATAGATGCTAGGAGAGATTAATGGATATAGTCCAATTAGTCTCGGAGTTTGGTTTTCCTGTGGTAATGGTAGTTGGACTTGGTTATTTCGTTTATTTTGTATGGCAAACCGTAACGAACAAAATAGACCCTGCAGTAGAGCAAATGAAAATCACTATTATACGGCTAACCGATCAATTAAGACTTTTAGATCAGGATATGATACGACTACAGGAGAAGGTAAATACTGTACTTGAGTTAAAGGAAGAAGAAAATGAGCAAGAACAAAAGAACAGAAAAGAATGAAGGAAGTCTAGGACTTTTTTTCTCGTCTATTGCTTTATGTACAATATTTTATTTAATGTTGTTCTTTTATGTAGGAATTCTACCTGCTGATGAAATAGTTCATGAATTTAAAAGCCCTTCTTTTAATGGGGTGGCAACGTCTTCACATTACTTAACTATTGACGAACAAGAAAAAACTAGGCGAGATGAAGAAGCTCAAAAAGTTGAAGACGCACTAAAAGAAGCAGAAAGAGAAGCAGAAAACACCACACTAGCTAAATTTTTAAGAAATTTAGAAAGTAGAATCTATAGTCAATTATCAAGAGATATTGCTGAGAGTTTATTTGATTCTGAAAAAGGAGGAACGGGGGGCAGTATAGAGTTAGAGGGAAGCACCATAACTTTTGTAAACGATGGAATTAATATTACGTTAACAGTAACAGACGCTGATGGCAATGTTACTACTATAATTATCCCAGTGGGGATATTTGGAATATGTTCAGAAGACTGTGGCATATAGTAGCTGTTCTCTTACTTCCTTTGTTTCAAGGTTGTGCAAGTTTTGCTCCTGATATAAACGATACAGGGTGCGCAAGTTTCATAGAGTGTATAGAAAAGGCAAAGATAGTAAGACCCACTCACGAAAAATTAGTTAATCTTCCATACCCTAATCAAAAAGCTGTTGTAGCTATCTATAATTTCCAAGACTTAACAGGTCAGCGTAAAAGTTCACAGAAGATGGCTTTATTTAGTACAGCAGTTACTCAAGGAGCAGATAATTATCTAATAGACGCATTAAGAAGCGCAGGAAACGGTAATTGGTTCGTGGTTGTAGAAAGAAAAGGCTTAGACGCATTAACAAGAGAAAGACAACTTATAAAACAAACAAGACAAACCTATAACGGAGAGAGTGGGAATACGTTAAAGCCCCTTCTTTTTGCAGGAATTCTTATAGAAGGTGGCATAGTGCAATATGATACCAATATAGAAACAGGGGGAAATGGAGCTAGATACTTAGGGATTGGGTCTAGTGGGCAATACCGTAGAGATGAGATAACTGTTTCTTTGCGTGCTATATTAGTACAAACAGGTGAAGTTATGGTAAACTGTACGGTAAGTAAAACTGTTTTGAGCGCAGGGATAAGTAGAGACGTGTTTCGTTTTATAGAAATGGGCACCGAACTTGTTGAACTTGAGACTGGGTATACTGAAAATGAAGCAGTAGGTTACGCAACTCGAGCAGCGATTGAAGAAGCAGTTTATACTTTAATTATAAAAGGCTTGGAGAAAGAATTATGGGATTTTGACTATTCCAAACTTGAGCCAAGTCAGGAGGAAAAATGAAAAAACTTTGTAAATTAGCTTTCTTGGGATTATTGTTTACCCCAATACTCTTTGCAGGAAACAATGATATTTATATTACTCAGTCTGGAACAGGACTAACTATGAATGTTGACCAAATAGGAGACACAAACGTAGTAGGTACGTCTCAAACTAGAGCGACCTTTACAGGGACTTCTATGACTGTTGATATAGATCAAATAGGAGATAGCAATACAATGGCTGCCTCGGTGGCTCAAGGTAATAGCACTTCATTTACAACCACACATACAGGAGATAGTAACCAAACGACGTTAGCCTTTGGTGCAACAGGAGACGTTGCTAATACTGATTTTGATTATGCGGCAACAGGAGATTCAAACGTAGTTTCGTTTACTCAAGGTGCTGCAGCTACAGCAACAGCAGGTAATCAAGACATAGTTATTGCAGGTACCTCTAATAACTTGAATGCAACTTGTGAAGTGGTTGGGTGCATTAATAATTGGGACATTGATGGTGATTCTAATGATATTGATACAACTCAAACAGGAAACGCTGATCATTCAATTACGGTGGAACTTACAGGAAACACTAATGATGTAGACATAGACCAGACAAATAGCACTGGTAGCACTTCGGGTGTGGTTGTTATAACCGCTACAACTAGCAACGGTACTATCGACGTAGACCAATGCACAAGTGGCTGTTAATATTAGTATTAATACCGTTTAATAATATTTATTCTGAGATAGGGAAGATCTCTGAGTTAAGGGGAAATGGAGAAGTTCTTCGCGGAAATCAGTCAGATAAATTACTGGCAACGGCTAATTTGGATATTCTTAGCTATGATGACGTGCGTACTGGGAATGGTCGTATTGGTATTGAGTTTCTTGACTCATCTGTTATTCGCCTTACTGAACATTCTAAAATTGTTATCGATGAATATATCTATGATCCTGACCCAAGTAAAAGCAAAATGGCGCTTCAAATGGCAAGCGGAACCGCCCGTTTTATTACTGGAGCGCTTGGAAGAATAGATAAAGAAAACATTTCTATTCGTACTCCGAGTGCTACGATTGCTATTCGTGGCACTGATTTCACCACAACTGTAGATGAATTAGGTCGTTCTCTTGTGATTCTATTGCCTCAAGCTGATGGAACTTCTTCAGGAGAAATTACGGTAGAAACAATGGCAGGCATAGAGATACTTAATCAACCGTACCAAGCAACAATGGTTAGTGTTTCTGAAGCCCCTCCCACTAAGCCCGTAGTTATAAATAATCTTACTTTAAATTTTATAGATAATTTATTAATAGTGAACCCTCCCGAAGAAGTAAAAGTCGCCATAGATGAACAAAGCCAAGTTTCAAGTAATGTTTTAGACGTTGATTTTTTAGAAGAAAATGATTTAGACGATGACAGTGATCTTTCTAAAGATGAACTACAAGAAGAAATAACCCGATTAGATATAGACTTACTTTCTGTTGATTTTTTACAAGACTTATTAGAAATTTTAGAAGAAGTATCTGCGGGAGGCAGAGATGAGGGAGCTGAAGGAGAAATAGACGGAGTACGAATAGAGGGCATTATTCCTAGATTTGATCCAAACGCTCAAGTTTATACGTTTGTCGAAGGTGAGATTTTTACTTTAGTTAGACAAGTTGAAAACACTATAGATTTAGAATTAGACAAAGGAGCAGGGTATAATATACAGATATTATCTGCTGGAAGATTAATAAACGTTATGATAAATGGAGGAGGTGAAAATGAAATTATTATCAATCAGTCTGATTAGTTTTATTTCTGTTCTTGCGTATGCGGGAGACAACTCCACAGAGATTAGAACAAAAGGGAGTTCTTCTCTTATTCATATTGATCAAATAGGAACGGGAAATACGGCTAGGGTGTGGTGTGGTTTATCGCAAGGCACTTACACTACCCATAATTGTAGCAATGCTGAAATAGACATAGATCAAGAAGGTACAAGCAACACCGCTAGAGCCTATAGCCAAGTAGCAAATCACACAGGCAATAAATACAAAATAGATCAAGACGGCAACGATAATTTTGGCTATATAGACGCGGACGATGATGGTAACGACATGGATATAATTCAAAATGGTAATAATAATGACGCTGAGATTTATATGCAGGGGGACAATAATGTGTACACTATTACGCAAACAGGCGACGATAAGGAAGGAGAAATAAGGGCTTTTGGAGATAGTTCGGAATTTAGTATTACTCAGTCAGGTTCGGGAGAGCATTACGCAAAGATATATGCTAGTAATTCAGCGGACAATAACGAAGCAACGATAACGCAAACAGGGAGCGGAGATCACTATATGAGGTTAAATTTTTATACTGATGACTATAACGTAACGGCTAGTCAATCAGGAAGCACCAATAAGAGCATCACCGTTAATTATAATTGCACGACTAATTGCAATAAAACCATAACCATTGATCAAGGTGATTAGGTTTTTCCAACTTCTTTGTTTGCTTGTTTTATTAGCAGTACCGCTAGTGCAACAGTGGACTCCTTTAGAAATTATTAAGCTTAAAGTATTTGATTCTTTTGTTGCGGAACAACAACCTTCTAATTATTTTTCTATTCTTTCTATAAACGAAGAAGATATAGCAAGAGAAGGCGGCTATCCTTTACCAAGACAAAGATTAGCTGAAATACATTTAGAACTTTTAAATAGTGGAGCACTAGGTGTGGGTTGGGTTATAGCCTTTCCACAACCAGATAGATTTGGAGGAGATGCTGAATTTGCCCAAGTCTTGTCGTACGCGCCTAGTGTTCTAGCTATGTTTGAAAACGATAACGGAGAATACCCTCCCACAACAGGAACTGTTGTTATGGGGGATGACGTAGGAGGATTTAAGGCTCAGGGGGTTATAGAAAATATAGATCTTCTTAAAAATAATGCAACACAAGGAATAGCTATTGCTCCTACAGATGTTGATCAATTAGTTAGAAGAATGCCGTTATTAATGAGAACACCTGACGGTTGGGTTTCCGCGTATGGTACAGAAGTGTTAAAAGTTTTAGCTAACGCAGACACTTATGTAATTAAAACCAATCCCAACGGAGTAGAAGAAGTTCGTGTTCGTGGTATTCCTCCTGTTCCTACGGATTCATTAGGTAGAAAATGGATTAGTTGGGTAGATACTCCTGAATTTACATTAAATGAGCTGTATAACGAAGCTCCTGATATTGAAGGAAGATTTGTATTTGTGGGTATCACCGCTAAAGGCATTATGCCTCAGGTTGCCACTCCTGCTGGATTGCTTGAGCCACATAAGATTCAGGCAGCATTAGCCGAGTCTATTTTAATCCAGGATAGCCCCAAAATACCTGATTATGCGTTAGCCTTAGAACTGGGTATATTTTTAGCCTCTGTAGCGCTTATATGGGCGTTTATTAACCTTTTTGGGATAACTCTAGGGATAACCTCTGCGGGGCTTATACTGGCGCTTACGGCGTCTTACGGCGTCTATACGATAGGTTCTGGGGTTTTAATAGACGTTACTTGGGCATTAATTAGCCAATTTATTACAGGAACTACGGCTTTTTACCTTAGATTTAGAGAACAGTATAAGCTAAGACAACAGATTAAGAAGCAATTTGAGCATTATTTAGACCCCAGACAGGTAAAAGAACTACAAAAGAACCCTGATCTTCTAAAATTAGGAGGAGAAAAGAAAGAAGCTACCTTCTTATTTACAGACGTGCGAGGCTTCACCGCCATGTCTGAAGCATTGGACCCTCAAGAAGTTACGTTTATTATGAACAAAGCCCTTACCGCACAACAAGAAGCCGTACAAAAACACGGTGGTATGGTGGATAAGTACATTGGAGACGCCATGATGGCTATATTTAATGCTCCATTAGACTTGTTAAATCACCCAAAAATAGCGGTGGATTGCGCTAAAGATATTATAAAGAATATGGAAGAACTTAATAAAGAATTAGAAAGTAAAAGTTTACCAAGTATAGCAATAGGGATAGGAATAAACACAGGAGAAGCAGTAATAGGTAATATGGGTTCCTCATCAAGATTTGATTATACAGCTATTGGAGATGCAGTAAATACCGCTGCAAGACTTGAATCAGGAACTAAAGAAGCGGGAGTTTCTGTTTTAATTGGTGAACAAACCGAACTTTTTTGTGGATATACTTTAAAACCACTTTCCCCGATACAAGTAAAAGGTAAAGAAAAACCTTTAAAAATTTTCACTTTTTGATATATAATCAAGGGACCAGACCTTGTGCTGCAGCTTACGGGAAGGGCTTTAACCCGCAAAACGTTAAAATACGCAGGAGAGACATGGTTGGAGTTGATAAAAAAGCTTACGCAGGCAAGAAAGGAAGTCGTTCAGACTTCTATATATACACGGCTAACGGAAAAAGAATAAAAACAAGGAGCCGTTTCTAATGAGTCTTGCTTTAATTAAAAGTCCTGATATTAAATATCAAGAAGTACAGGAATTCTTTGATCATAAAGAAAATAAAATAAAATTTCAAAATAAAATAAAAGAATTTGAAGAAGCTATTAGGCAACACTGTGAAGAAAACAATAATCAAGACTTAAACAGTCAAATAACGGGTCAAACAGAAGGAGCCGTTACACATAACTTTGCAGATGGTCAGTATATAAGACAAATTGTTATGCCTAAAAACCTATTAGTCGCAACTAAGATACATGCTAAAAACCACCCTTTCTTTATTATGAAAGGTGAAGCATCTATTTATAGTGATAAAGGCGTGGAACGGATAAAAGCACCCTTTCATGGAATAACCGAAGCAGGCACAAAAAGAGTTTTATACATACATGAAGAATGTACATTTATAACAGTACACAGAACAGATTGTTTAACTATCGACGAAGTTGTAAATGAAGTAACCGTTGATGATTTTTCTAAATTAGAATTAAAAGGTTTTGATATAGAACAGATAGATAGAATTATGGAGAAAGTATTATGACTATGGGATATATCGCAACAGCAGTAGCGGTTAAAACAGCTACTAATGTTCTAACCCGCAAAATTTTAGGAGACCCCGAAGCGCCTGCACAGATAGGTAGTGGAACTGTTCCTAAACCAGAAGCAGGAGCAGAAATGGATATTGCTCCTGTAGAAGGAAGTGAAGTTCAAAGTTTTGGAGAATTTACAACAGACGATCCTACTCAGCCAACAGACCCCGATCAAATGTCAATGCTTATGGAGCAACTAAACGCGGCAGGTCTGGATCCTTCTGACTTAGAAAATTATGGAATAGCGGGAATGTATCTAGGAGGGTACTTAAATCGTTCTCTTGGAGGAGGACTAGGTATTATGGATTTATTAACGGAAGCCGATTTTGCCGTAGATATGCCCTTAGAAATACCTGAACCTGATTTAGAAATAGAGGTTGATATCCCTGCTCCAGAATTACCTGAGCCCAGTACAATGCAAAAACTACAGGCATGGATAGAAAGCCAACCACCAGAAGTTCAAAAAGCTATTATGTCAGGAATGACGGACATTGGAACTGCAGGAGCAAAAAGGTTAATAAGTGGAAAAGAAAAACCTAAAGCTCGTGTATCAAGAACGCAAACACTTCCAGGAAACGCAAACAGGAGAAGGCAAGTACAATTTAAACCTATCGAAGGATCTTCGTTTGCTGATGGCGGTGTTTTACAGCGACCTATGTTTATGCCTAACGGAGGAGCTATGCGTGGTCCAGGAGGACCGAAAGACGATTTAATACCTGTTATGGCGAGTAATGGAGAGTTTATGCTTTCTAAAGCCGCTGTTGATCAAGCAGGAGGAGGCAACCACGCTAAAGGTATAGCCGCTTTAACTAAGTTTAATAAATTAGGAAATATGAGATATGGCTAGTAGAGAAGATCAAGAATATTCGAGTCAAGCCCCCGCCCCCTATATAGGGCAATTTTTACAGCAAGGGATTTTTCCTTACGCTTCTACTTTTTTACACGATCAGTTTGCTAAGTATGGCGAAGCGGATTCTAGTCCTTTTACTTATACAGGACGACGAGTAGCTGATTTTGATCCCAGAGAGTTGTATGGTATGCAACTTTCTGATGCTGCGATCGGTAGTTATAGACCGTATCTAAGACAACAATCATCGTTACTAGATGAAGCAGGTAGAAGTGTTAGGGCAGGACAGGAGTTAGGACGAGGGCTATACGGTAGATCAGAAGACACTGGTTATGCGTCTACTGCGGGTTTTGACCCAAGAGGCATAGGTAGTTATTACAACCCCTATGAAGAAGACGTTGTACAACAAACACTTAGGGACGTAAGAGAGGGATTATCTAAAGGCGACATGGCTCTCAGAGATGAAGCTGTTGGAGGTGGAGCGTTTGGAGGCGCTAGGTCTCGATTAAGACGAGAAGATTTAGCGGCAGATACAGCTAGAGGAGCAGCCGAAGCTGTTGGAAATATTCGTTCTGGAGGCTATCAAGACGCCGCTAATAGAGCTCAACAAGCTTTTGAATCAAGAATGGGTAGATTAGGAGGATTAGCAGGGCTTCAATCACAACTAGGACAAGGTTATTTTGGAATGGGATTACAAGGTGGTCAAGGCTTAGCAGGCTTTGGAGGTGCGTACGGCGGTATGGCTCCAGCACTTCAAGGATTACAAGGAGAAGATATTCAACGCATGATGGGCATGGGTGGACTCGGTCGAGGAAGAAGCCAGTCGCTTATGGATCTTAATTACCAAAACTTTGTTGGTCAATATAACTTACCAATGCAAACATTACAAAACGTAGGAGCGCTTACCGCGTCTCTTGGACCGTTAGCAGGTGGTTATGGTTACGCAGGGGGAGCCCCCTCGAATTATGCTAACTACACTCCCGCAGGAGGAACAATCGGTGGAACAGCAGTAGGAGGACCCCCTCCTCCTGGATATGGAGGCGTTGGAGGTAATCCTGGAACTGGACCTGGCGGTCCAGGATATGGTGGTGGTTTGGGAGGTTATTTTAGCACTTCCCAAAATTATGGATTAGGTAATTATGGATCATTCCTATAGGAGAATAAAATGGCAAATGGAAATAAAGGAATAGGAGGTTTTTTGCCTTTCCCAACGTTCGGGGGACAACAATCTCCTGGAATCACTCCTGTAACACTACAACCGTCTCCTGTGCGTTTTCCAACTCCTCGTGGACCTGTTAGGAGAGCACCTGAGCCCACAACTAAAGAAAAATATGGTTCTCTTGCACCTATTGCTGTAGAAGGATTACTTAGTCTTTTTGATAAAGACCCTGAAATATTGAGTGACGAAGAATATTTATCTTCATTAGGCGGATTATCACAAGAACCAACTTTAGCAGCGGCGGAAGATAATAGAAAAAAATTAGCTATGCTAGAAACGTATAAACAATTCGGACCTCCTGAAGAAAAGGACAGTTTTGGTTTAGGCGAGATTGCACATATTCTAGCTGCAGGGTCTATGGATAGGGGAGCTAAAGATTACGCAGACACATATATGCGAATTAGAAAAGGAAAAGAAGACGCTCGACTGGCTAAAGGAGCCAGTAGAGGAACTTTTCTAACAAGTGCTCTTGAAGACGTAGATAATTTAACTTATAAAGTTTTTGAAGATGCCGATAAAGCTCGACTAGGGGTAACTGATCGTCGTAGTGGGTTTGCTGACCCTAGAGGGGATGTCTGGGTAATGAACGATGATAAAACAGGGTATACCAATATAAAAGCATTGGAGGGTAATTGGATAGAACAAAAATATCAACCAAGTATGAGTTTAGCTTCAGAATTAAAAGACCCACGCTTACAAGAGCTGATGAAAGCTGACGTAGAACTTAATGCAAAAGACACAGCTTTAATATCAACGGTAACCTTAGCAAACGAGGCTATTAAAATGTTTGATGCGGGTATAGCAGATCCAACTCAAGAACCATTAACGGTAGTAACCAGTATAGGAAATTTACTTAACAGTGCAACAGCTAATTTTGAACAAATAGGTGCACTAATGGGGGGAGGTAATGTATTAAATGCTTTTGCTGATGCCGATGATTTAAGTGATGGAACAGCAGGGTCTATAGGTAGAGAAGGTTCTGGTCAACTAGCTAAACGTTTGTATCAAGCTATACAGTCTGGGGATGACGCACAAATGAAAGCCGCTATGCAAGCTTTCGAAGAAGGTAATCCAGGAACTAACTTCAAAGCTTCTTTAGGAGATATGGCGTATAACAACGTACGAACTAGAGCAACTATGCTACAGTTAGCTTATATGGCTGCGGCGGCTAATGGTCAAACGGGCAGAACATTATCTGATAAAGATTTAGCCTTCCATTTAGAAATGGTAGGTTTTGGCGCTACGCAAGACGCACAAACCGCTAAAGATAATTTATTGGGTTTTGTAGATACCTTAGTAAACTCAACAGATAATACAATAAGGGGAGCAATTTCTCAAAATAGATTAACAACGGGGCGCTATCCATTGGATGACGAAAAATTCACGCAAATTATCGCGGGTTATTGGATCCCTCCTACGGTTAATGGAAAACCTGATTGGTTAGACGCTGCAAACTATGAATTTAAAGACTTTTATAAACGTTTTGGAGATATTCCAGATATTAAAAAATACCGAGAACACACAAGACGTAAAGAGTTAAGGGAAATGGGTACTGAAAGAACTGAGCCCCGTAAACAACTTCAAAAGGATTTAGACGAACTAGAGAGTCTGTATTAATAATGGCAACCCCACAAGAACAAGAAAATCAATTTTACGAAGAAAGAAGGCGCGTGGCAGACCAATTAGCTGCTCGTGGACTAAAGGATAATCCTAATGTTACTTACGGTGATTTGTTATCACCTAAAGAACTAGAACTGGCGGCTCATTTAGCGGATCCTTCTTTAAACGACTTAGCTTTATCTTTTAATCTGTATACTCCTTCAGATATAAATAAAATAAAACAAGCTATGACAAAACAGTTTGAAACAAGAGTAGCACCATATAACCGAGCTCCTATCGAATACGATATGCGTGAGTTTCACCCCGAATATATGCAAAGATTAGATGAATGGAATAGTCCTGAAGGTGTAGAAAGAAGACAAATGGATCAATTACGGTATAACCGACCTCCATCACCTCCTCCTAGTGAGCCTTGGGGAATAGACCGAGCAAGAAAAATAGCTGCAAAAGGATTCGATCCTCGAAACGAATTACAGTTTGATGATTTTGGAGAAGGGGCTTCTTTTAGAACTAAATTAGCTTTTGGTCCTCGTAACATGACTGCAGAACAAATTAAACTTGTAGGAGAACAACATGGATTAAAGGGGGACTATCGATATATAAATCCAAGTGATCCTTCTTTAGGTGTGCTTTATAAACCAGAAGGAGAGGAAGATTTCCAATTAATAAATACGCCGTACGCTACTGGAGAAGATGTTTATAACTTTCTAGTACAAGAAGCGCCTGCAATCGCAGGAGATATTGGTTTAACTGTTTGGGCAGCAAGAAAATTTACTCCTGCAGGTGCTGCGTCGGAAACTCTTTTTAAAAAAGCTGGAAAAACTCTAGGACTTTCAGGAGCGGCAGCATTGGGCGCAACTGCAGGCGACTGGCTACGGTTAGTGGCAGGCTATAAAATGGGTGCGCACGATATGGACCCTGATGAAATGTTAAAAGAAGCAGGAGTTGTGGGAGCGTGGGCGTTTGCAGGAACTGCTGCGATAGGTCTGAGTGCGGATGCTATTATAAAAACTTGGAAAGCAGTAACTAAAACTGATGTTCCTCCCGCAATGTTGAAGGAAATAGATCAGGCGTATAGAGATGCTGCGGCGAGGGAAAAAGGAGAAGACGTTGTTAGTCCAGGAATGTTATACGGAGACGAAGTTTCTGTAAAAGAAATAAGAAGTCAAATACAAGACTTAGTGGATAGATACGGAGCACAATTTCCAAAAGAAGGGTATAACCCTACGATGCCCGCACAAGCAGGAACTCAATCAGGAGCTGATTTAGAAACATTATTTTTAAAATACGCTGATGATCCTGGATTACGCAAACTCTATGAGGAAATAAAGAAAGGAAATAAAAAGGTTATCGATGAGTTTGTTAGAGTCTTAGGGGAAAAAATTGGTCCGTCTCCTACAGGACCCGCCACAGGAGCAACTGTTTCAGAAGGTCTTAGGGTATTAGCACAAAAAGATATAGACGCTTTTACTGACGAAGCTTATGAGATGATCGATAAAGTAAGATTACAAGTAGGCGGGGCGGAAGATGCCGCTGCTGCTGGCGCGATAATTAAACAAGTAGATAATCCAGAAGCGTCTAGTGGTCCTATATTTGAGAGATTCCAAACCAGATTAAATGAGATTAGAAAATCATATGTTAAACCGTTTAACGAAGATTGGCAAAAAGCGTTAAGTAATGAACGGTACACTAATCTAAAAACAGGAGCGGGCTATACAAGAAAACCCACTCAAGATTGGTTAAGCGCTAACAAAGGAGACGCCACTAAACTTTTCAAAAGTATTGATGGGGATGAAGCTGTTGATAGTTTATTCCAACAACTACCAACAGGAGCTAAATCCATCTTAAATAGATTAAGAGGAATAGGGAAAAAAGGACAATTTGAATCCCCTAGTTTTACTTTACAAGAATTAAACGATGCTAGAGTTGCATTAAATGATTTTGCTAGTAATTTACCTGAACATAAAAAAGGAATAGCAAAATATGCAAGAGGGCTTGAACGCGGATTAGAAAAACAAATGAATCAACTTCTAAAAGAAGGAGCTTCTGCGGAATCAGGAATAAAGATTACTCAAACTAAAGCATTAAGAGATTGGATGAGAGCAAATGACTATGGAGAAGATTTAATAGCTGCTTGGAAAAATCAAACCGAAGCTTTAAGACTTTCTAACAGTGAGGCTATACGATCAATCATACAGCAGCAGCGACCTGAAAAGATTGCTGAGTATGTATTTAACACAACAGCAAAAGGCAGTAGAACAAACACTCCTATGACTGATTTAATGAAAGTATTAGAAAAAGAAGGTTCTGATGAGGTTTTACAGTTACAAGAGGGTTTGACAGCACACATACAACGAGAAGTTTTAGATGCGCCTAATAAAACACCGTTCCAAATAGCTAAAGATTACAGGCAATTTATTAAAGATCACGAAGGAACGTTAAAATCAGTTTTTGGAGAAGAGAAGTTTACGTCTCGCTTCGGAACTGTGAAATCTTTTAATGATAAGGTTATAAAAACCTTAGATAATATAGAAACAGACATAGCAAGGATAGAAGCGCGTTTTGGTTTAGCTACGGTAGATCCTGATAAAAGAGTAACTAATATTGTTGAAAGTATATTAGCGACAGGAAGAACTACAAAACAATCTGGGCGTGTTTTAGAAGATGTTGAGTATTTAAGAAATTTAGTAAAAGATAACCCTGAACTACAAAAACAAATCGCTCAAGTTACTAAAAGATATGTTATGCAAAACATGATAAAACCGAGAAGAGGGGGCGGTTGGGCGCTTGAGGCGGACGACTTAAATAGATTATTAACTGACGGTTTTGGTCCCGAAGATGTTGTAGGTGAGCGATTAACTTTTGAAAGTTTTATGAACCCTTTATTAGGGAAAGAAGGACCTGAGTTTATAAAAAATCTAAAAGTGTTAAATAGTATGGTTCAAAGAGAATTGGGAGCAGAACCGTCTGAAAAAATTATTAAAGAACTGCAAGCAGGGGAATATGGTTTAGGTTCAAATATAGAGGGAGCTAGGTTTTTACAAAGAATGTTAATTGCTCCATTAACCCAAACAGGTAGACGAATAACGGCTCTTACAAACAGACAATCAAACAATTCAAAAACACTACTAGGAGAGATGTTATTAGATCAAGACGTTTTTAATCGAGTAATGAATATGATGCGAGGCAGAGAAAGTATGAAAAGTATGATTCGTTTTTTCACGTCTTATGGCTTAGCCACAGGTCGAGACCCTTCTGGAACACTGCAAGATATCGGAGACGAATTACAATATTACGACACTGTAGAAAAGAAACAAAGAAATCCAGAAAACAAGGATATGTGGACAGAAATGCAAGAATTAGTAGGAGCTAACTAAATGGTGATTAGAGTGAAGGGAGGGATCGGAAGGTTAATGGAAGATAGCCCATCTATTAGGATGTACAATACTCCAATGACTTATGACGATTCAGAATTAAGAGAAATGATAGGGAGCATTCCTGGATATGATGATTCAGAATTAAGAGAAATGATAGCAAACATTCCTGGATATGACGATTCAGCTTTGCAAAATAGACTTTTAGACCTTGAAAGTAGAGAAATACCTGAATTCGATCCATCACAGTTACAAGCGGGTATTGCTGGATTGAGTGATCGTATATCTAATATACCTAGCTATGATGATTCTGGAGTGAGGGATAGATTATCAGCACTTGAAGGCAGAGAAATACCTGAATTTGATCCGTCTGGTTTACAACAACAAATACAAGCTAACAAAGATTTAATAGGGAACATTCCTGGATATGATGATTCAGAATTAAGACAAATGATAGGGGATATTCCTCAAATTCCTCAATATGATGATAGTGAAATTAGAGATTTGATCGCTCAAAACCAACAAGGAATAGGAAGCATTTCTGAATATGATGATTCAGGTCTTAGAGAGATGATAAGAGATCTTCAAGAACAAATAGAAGGAATGACTGCTTCGTCTCAACCAGATGAGGGTATAACTCCTGCTTTAACAGACGCAGTTGCATTAAGAAAAGATGCTAACGAAGCACTTAATAATGCGACGGATCAGTATGAGGCTGATGTAGCGGATTATAAAAATATAATGGCTACGGAAGCAGAGCAAGGGATCGCTTCTTTACCGAGTGTTGGTATTCTTCCTGATTTTAAAAAAGATGTATTTAATGAGGAAAGATTTTCTATTGAGCAAGGTCCTCCTAATGCGGTCATTGATCTACCAACACCACCTGCCAACACTAATGTTTATGCTGATGTGTTTGAGGGAGTTGCAGGTAACGGAGAGTATGGCTTTGAACCTCCATGGGATGACGGTAGGATAGCTAATCCTCCTATAGACGATACTCCGCCTCCGCCGCCTCCGCCGCCTCCGCCGCCGCCTCAAGACCCTACAGGACCAATCAACATATACACAGGTAAGGGACTAAAAAATCCTTATACACCGTATTCAACAGAAAGCGGAACAGAGCCTTTATTAAAAGCAATGAGTGCAGATAGGTTTGGACAGGCTCCTGGATTTACAAGACCACCCCCATTACCACAAATTATTCCTCCTCCCGAAGATAATAAAAGACCGCCTATAATACAGCCTACTAGAGAGGAAGAATTAAAAGTTTCTCCTGAGTTTCGACCCATAGCTTATGGAGCTAAACATGGAATGTATTTGAGCAACAGTCCTTTAAATAAAGGTATAGGTCAGTTGCCAACAACCCCACAACAAGATACACTAACAACCCAAATCTTTCAAAGAGGATTTAGACCAAGGAGATAATAATGGCAGGAATAGAAGACTTAACAAATATTATGATGGCAGGAGGTAGACCAGATGTCCCTATGCCTCAACCACAAGGAGGAGGAGGTACCCCTATGCTTCCTCCTTCAACTCCCCCCATGCCACCAACAATGGCTGAGCAAGCCCCCATGCCTCCTGCGGGAGGAATGCCTCCACAAGAAGCCCCCATGCCTGAGGAAGGAGGCATGTCTATTGAACAAGATTCAATGGCGTTAGCGGAAGCGGTTGTAGGTAGAGCACAGGGAGATATAGCAACAGCAGTAGCTATCTTAGACACAGCTAAACAATTATTAATATCAAGTGCGGAAAGTGCTCCTGTCCCCGCTAAAGACGGTCGTTATCTATATAGAGAAAATGGTGGAACTATTTCAGACACAGACGTATTAAGACAGATGATTATGGAAAATCTACAAAAACCTGAGATACAAGAACAAGGATTAGCTGAGGCTATGGCTAAGTTACACGGTCAAACGGGTAGAGCTGTTTCTGATAAAGACAAAACAATAGATTTTACTAGTCGAGTCATAGATACTATTGATGATGAGATAAAAGCTAGAAATAAAGCTATAGATGATGTTATGAAGTTTAAGATGCTTTAGCCTATCCAATCTTTCCACTTCTCATCGCCAAGAACTTCTTGAGCTAAATTAAGTTTGTTGCGTAAAGCTTTTACAATCTTTTCATCAACAGTTCCTTTAGCCACTAAATCAATATAAGTAACTTTATTGTCTTGACCTATACGGTGTGCACGATCCTCTGACTGTAAACGTTTTTCTAAATCATAGTTGTTAGAGTAATAAATAACATTACTCGCTGCTGTCAAAGTAATACCATAACCCCCTGTTTGAACGTTACTGATTAAATACTGTAGTTCTGAATTAGGATCCTGAAAACGACGAATTATTTCTTGTCGTTCTTCGTCAGGTGTTTCTCCGTAATAAGTAGCTACACTATTAACTCCTGTTATGTTGTGAAGTGTCTTTAATATGCGTTTAATATCGTATTGATAGTTTGCCCAAATAATAGTTTTGCCTTGTACTTCTTGTAAAATATCAATTAATTCATCTAAACGGTTGTTTTTAATTTCTACTTCTTCGCCGTTGTCGTGTTTGACAAAACCGCAGACTACTTGATGTAGCCTAAGTATTTGAGTAAGAACAGAAGTAACACTAACCGTTTCGTGAGATTCCAACTCCGCCATAGCATACTCTTTAAGTTCTTTATAAACTTTCCTTTGTTCAGGAGTTAATTCCACTTCCCTACGTTGATATATTTTATCGGGGAGGTCTAAACATTCTTTCTTTAAAACCCTGTATGAAAAAGAATCTAATGCTGTTGTAAGTTCTTCTAAATTCTGATAACCAACAACCTGTCTAAATGATCTAGTTCCCATTTTCCTATTGATTAGTTGTGCGTATCTATTTTGAAAAGAATAGTACGAAGCATGTCCCAATAGTTGTGGAGACAAGAAAGAACATTGACTATATAAATCTAAAGGAGATCGCGTAACAGGGAAACCTGTTAAAATTCGACGGTATTTAGTATTAATCGCTAATTTTAATAGGTTCTTGGTACGCTGTGCTTTGGGGTTTTTAATAGTTGTTGACTCATCAACCGCTAATAAAGCATTGTGAGCTAAGATAAATCTCTCAACAAAAGCTACTCCTTTCTTAGTGCTAAACGCTTCTACATTAATAACCAATATTTTAAGGTCTTGTGTTGGATCAAAAAGCTTTACCAATTCGTTCTTCTGAGCTTTAGTTGGTGCGGGATTCCATACTGCCACGTGCCTTAACACATGGTCAGGCATATGAGCAGGTATTTCTTTCTCTGACCAATTTCTGTAAACCCCTTTTGGAGCAACAATAATAGCCGCATTAATACCTCCTCTATCATATAATAGAGCAATATTATCTATAAGAACCTTAGACTTACCTGTCCCCATTTCCATGAAATATGCGTACTCATGCTTATTCCACGACCTTTTTAAGGATTCAAGTTGGTGCTTATAAGGTTTTGTTTTAAACTTATACTGCATGTAATTTGCTTTCTAATTTCTATTTCTAATAACGTAGGATATATTACAAACTAGGTAAAATATAGCCCAAACTAAATCTTTTTCTCGTGCCCTCTAATAGAATTAACCATTTCTAATAGATTTGTTTTGAAAACTAATAGATTGCAACCCTCTAAAACACTGAGATTTCTTCTAATTCTATTAGATTATTACCGATATTAGTAGTTTTTGAAAAATTTTTGAGATAAAATTTTTCTTTTAAAAAACTATATATAAATAATATCCTTTACTTTGACGGAATTGGTATATATATTTATATAGCTAGAAATAAGAAAGGAGAAAAAAGTGACAGTATATGTCGTACAAGAAGTTCCAGGACGCAATATCGCCTCTGCACGTCAGTTCGGAGATTTTGAAGTTCTTTTACCTTCTAACACACAAATAATGTTAAGTGCTGCTCCTTCTATAAGACGAATGAAGAGTATTCTTCAGGACTATAAGGAGGAGGATTACTTATTATTAATAGGCGATCCCGCCGCCATTGGAGTAGCGTGTTCTATCGCTGCATTTTATAATCGAGGTCGATATAGTATTCTTAAATGGGATAGACAGGAAGGACTTTATTATCCTGTAGATATTGACCTACATCAGAAAGGAGAAATAGATGAATGAAAAACCAACCTTTGAAGATCTAGTCGGAAGCGGAGATGTCCAAGAATGGACAAACGAAGTTTCTGATGGAGAACTTTCTATTGTTTCTGCATTAGCTAATAAACAACTTCAACTTGCTACAGAAGTAGCGGATTTAGAAGCTGCATTAAAAGCTAAGAAAGAAGAGTTTCGTACAACTTCAGAGCAAGAGTTACCTGACGCTATGCAAGCGGCAGGACTTACTCAAATAAAACTTAGCACTGGTGAGAATATCACTATTAATGAGTTTTATAACGCTCACATATCGAAGGCGAATCAAGAAACAGCGTATAACTGGTTAATGAAAAACGGACACGAAGGACTAATAAAGAATGAAGTTTCTTTAAAGTTTGGTCGTGAGGAAAGTGAAGTGGTTGAGCAAACCGTATCAGCTTTGCAATCTCGTGGACTATCCCCAGAAGTACGTCAGAGTGTTCATCCGAGTACATTAAAAGCTTTTGTAAAAGAGCAGTTTACTTCGGGGAACGATATACCAACCGAGCCCTTTGGTATCTATATAGGTACTAAAGCAGTTATTAAGAAGGATTAATTATGGCAGAAGATAAAAAAGAAATAGCCGAGAAAAAGGCAACCGCAGTATCTACCTTTGATGATAGTTTACTGTCAAGTGGTACAGGGTTAGAAGAAACTACAACTGAGGATTTTGCGATCCCCTTTATTAGAGTTCTTCAACCAATGTCTCCACAATTACTAAAACAAGATGGAAAATATGTTGAAGGTGCGAGTGCAGGAGACCTGTATAACACCGTTACTAATGAAGTCTATCCAGGAGAAGAGGGAATCTCCATAGTTCCATGTGCTTATAATAAGAAGTTCATAGAATGGATTCCTAGAGAAAAAGGAGGAGGCTTTGTTAACGCAAATCATAATATTTCTATACTTTCTAAGTGTACCAGAGACGAAGAATCTAGGAGATTCTACACAGCTGACGGTAACGAGATAGTAGAGACAGCACAATATTTTGTGTTGGTTTTAGCTCCCGAACCACAACAGGCAGTACTTACTTTTACCTCCACCCAATTAGGAGTATCGAGGAAGTGGCTAACTATGCTTAGAATGGCTAGGGTATTAAATGGCAAAGGAGAATCAGTTGAAGCTCCTATGTTCGCTTACACTTATCGTTTAACTACTACTACGCAGTCTAATGATAAAGGTACATGGAACGGCTATTCTATTAACCAAGAGGGTCCAACGAGCATTGAAGTTGCTAAAGTTGCTAGAGATTTCATGGCGGCGGCTAGAGCAGGTGATGTTCAAGTCAAGGAAGAACAACAACGCGATGAAGTAACTCCTGACAGAACAGTTGACGACATTATTTAAGGAGAAATTAAATGTCGTTAGCGGAGGAGTTTGCTGCACGGTATGCAGGATTACGCAAAGCGTACGGAACCTTCACAGCTAATAATGAAACTAGAGAAGACGGCAAGGCAAGTGGAAAAAATATTACTATATCTAAGGAACTATCCGACAAAGATGTTCTAAAGTTATGGGAAGACCACTTGTCTGGTCATCAAAGTGTGGGTATTGTACCCATAGACGAAAACAATAGCTGTGTCTGGGGAGCTGTAGACGTTGATGAATATCAACTAGATTTAAAAGACCTTGCAGTAAGAATAGCAAAACAAAACTTACCGCTCATAGTTTGTAGAAGCAAAAGTGGCGGGGCACATATTTATATCTTTATAACTGAACCCGTTGCTGCTTCTATGCTACAAAGAAAACTACGCCAAATTGCTGCTGCAATAAGTTACGGACAGGCAGAGATATTTCCGAAACAAACACAACTATTATTAGAGCGGGGAGATAGAGGGAGTACCCTTAATATGCCTTATTTTGGCGGAGAAAACTCTACACGATACGCCTACGGTAAGGAAGGAGAGGCGTTAACACCAGAAGAATTTTTAAACTACGCTAAAGAATTAGAACTAACCCCTACTGCACTAGAAGCATTAGAGGCAAGTCCTTTGAACGAGACTATGGAGTGGTTAGACCAAGCTCCTCCTTGTTTACAGCATTTAGTTGTACAAGGCTTTCCTAAAGGAACGAGGAACTCAGGATTATTTAATTTAGGAGTGTTTCTTAGAAAGAAATTTCCAGACGATTGGGAAAAACGTTTAGAGGAAATGAACATTAAATATATGCAACCCCCATTAGGAGCGCAAGAGGTTTTAACGATAGGTAAACAGTTACAGAGAAAAGATTATTTTTATAGATGTAACGATCAACCTATAGCTAGTTTTTGTAACAGTTCTCTATGTCGAACGCGTAAGTTTGGTATAGGAGCCAATGGCGGAACGCCCTTGTTTAGTAACTTAACTAAACAGGATAGTGATCCACCTATTTGGTTCCTGGATGTAGAGGGAGGTCGATTAGAATTAGAAACAGATGACCTACTAAACCAAAATAGATTTCAACGCAAATGTATGGACGCTTTAAATAAAATCCCACCGAAGGTTAAGGAAAATGTTTGGCGACAAATTATTCAACAACTTTTAGATTCTCTAACGGTGGTAGAAGTACCAAAAGAAAGCTCTACTGAAGGACATTTCTTAGAGTTATTAGAAAACTTTTGTACTGAACGACCCGCTAGGGAAAGGGATGAGTTATTGCTCCACAAACCTTGGACAGATAACGGAAAAACTTATTTTAGACTAGGGGATTTGATGGAGTATTTACATAGAAATAATTTTAAAGAATATCAAAGAAATAGGCTAACTTCTAAACTTAAACAGCTACACGGTGAGCCTCATTTCTTTAATATCAAAGGACGAGGCGTTAACGTTTGGTTTATTGAAGAATTTAAAGCTCAAGACGAGCCCCACGATTTACCTGAATTTAAGGATAATTTATTATGAAAACCAATGTATCTATAGAGTTAAACGATGATGAAAGAAATCATTTAAGTAATATTTATCACAATAAACACTCTAAACAACTACTAACGCGTAACGAACTTAAAGAGTTAGTACAACAACTGATTTACGATCTTCTGGATAAGGACGTAGGGAACTTTAAAGACGTTACTCAAAACATGGCTGACGAAGGAATGATTTATCGTTTTAACGGAGTGAGAGTAACTAAAGAGGTTTGGGACAAGGGAATTCATGCTTGGCTAGAGGAACAAGCAAAAAACAAATGATGAAAATTATAAAAGGTGCTCTGAAAGAGTATAACGTGGAGATAACCGATTGGGACGAACCGACTATCCGAGTATTCGACGGTAGAGAAGTACAAGGAAGACCCACTAAAGGTTATGGCACGGCAACCTTTGATTATGCAGGTAAAAAATATGAGCCCGAAGCTTGGACACAAGAAATGAAACTCATAAAAATGGCGACAGAACTACTGGTCTCCAAAGAACTTGAAAGAGTTGTACGATTTAATTTTTGTTTGTGTGGTTTATACGAGGGCGGTGATTCTAGTATACCCCACCACTCTGATACAGTTCCCACCTTAAATGATTTAGTAGTCGGTGTTTCTTTTGGCTCAGCTAGAATATTACAGTGGCGACAGTTCGATAAAGATATTAAAAAAGAAAGTAATACAAGCGAGATAGACACACAGGGAATGGACGATTGCATGAATCAAACAGACTACATGATAGAACATGGAGACGTTTATATATTTGATGGTCATTCACAAATGAACAGCACCCACTCAATCCCTGCGATGGAGAATACAGGACAGAGAATTAATTTGACATTTAGAACGGGACTATGACGCTTCCTATTCACACACAAGTTATTCTTGGACCTCCTGGAACTGGAAAAACCAGTACCTTACTTGGTTTAATCGAAGATGAATTAGAAAAAGGTACAGAACCTGATAGAATTGGATTTTTTACCTTCACTAAAAAGGCAGTTAATGAGGGAAAAGAAAGAGCTATGCGTAAGTTTAATATCTCCAACAAAGACCTACCTTTCTTTAGAACTCTACATTCTTTAGCGTTTAGACAATTAGGTCTCACGAGGGAAAGCGTAATAAGTAGATCAGACATAACCGATCTAAATGAGAAACTTAATTTAAGGTTAACAGGTAGAACTACCTCAGACGAAGGGCATATCTTTGGCATGACGCATGATGATCGTTTGGCTTTTATAGAAAACCTTGCCCGTATGAGAAATGTTCCTTTAGAAGATCAATGGCACGAAGTAGAAGACGCTGTCGGTTGGTTTGAATTAGAACGTTATGCTAGAGGGTTAAAGTTATTTAAAGAAGATAGATTGCTAGTTGATTATACGGATATGCTTGAGATGTTTATTGAAAAAGGCGACGTGCCTAAATTAGATGTTATGTTTGTTGATGAAGCTCAAGATCTTTCTCCATTACAGTGGAAGGTTGTGCGTAAGTTAGCAGAGAAAGCTGATCGTATTTATGTGGCGGGGGATGATGACCAAGCCATTTATAAATGGGCAGGAGCCGATGTAGATTATTTAATAAATAATTCTAAAAATGCTCTTGTCTTAAAGCAGTCCTACCGTGTACCTTCTTCTGTTCACAAGGTAGCCAAACAATGTATTGGACAAGTAAGGTCCAGGATATACAAAGAGTGGAACCCTAGAAAGGAGGAGGGCATGGTTAGGTGGGAGCCGAACATAGAATTAGTTAACATGGAACACGGGGAGTGGTTAGTTTTAGCGAGAACTAATTATTTGTTAGAGGGCGTAGACGAATATTGTAGAAATGAGGGGTGGTTTTTTGAGGTGAAAGGCAGACCAAGTATTCCAGAAAGTAAGGTGAGGGCTGTGATTTACTGGGAAAGACTACGAAAAGGACAAGCAATACCTTTAAATGAGTGTGTTAATATTATCAAATACATTAAGGTAGAAAACTCTAAACAACTCGATCTATTAGATAATGATATAACACTACAGTATCAAGATTTAAAGAACCAGTTTCCTGATTTACCCGACGGACACTGGTACGATGTTTTTACATTATTAAGTCCTAAAGAACTTAGCTACATACGAGCCATGCTTAGACGAGGAGAAAAAATCACTAAGCAACCTAGAATACGGCTATCCACTATACATGCCGCTAAAGGAGGGGAAGCAACCAACGTAGTGTTGCTGACCGATATAACAACAAGAGTTTATAAAAACTATCAAGAAAACCCTGATGATGAAAACAGAGTTTTCTATGTAGGTGTAACGCGAACTAAGAAAAACTTATATCTAATAGAGCCCAAAACAACGCGCTGCTATCAGATGTAAAAGTTCTTTACTTTGCATATACTTGTAAGATAAAGTAAATTGGTAATTTTTTAAAAGAAAGGAGAAAAAAATGTCATCTATAAGAAAAAAATTAACTGTCAACGAAAACGACAGTAAAAATACAAGAATGGATCTTGCTTCGGCAGGGGTGTTAGGAAATTGGAGACCTGACGAACTCGCTCACATGAGCCGTTTCGATAAGATTTCTTCTATGTGCATAACAGAAGCGAAAGTCTTAGGTAGACCTCTCGATACTTTAGAAGTTGGTTGCGGAGAGTGTTGGGCACTTAGAAATTTATATAAGGCGTATGTGGTCAAGAAGTCGGATATTATCCGTTCGTATTATGGATATGATATAGATCCTGCGTGTGAATTAGAAAATCCCTTCTGGTCTACAGGAGGAGAACCATTAAAAGATGCAACATGGTTTAAGAATTTTAATGGTGAAATAAGAATACAAGATTTAACAGTTAATCCTGTGTTTGATTTAGAGGACGAAAGTATAGACTTTTTCTGGTCTACTGAAGTTATCGAACACATGGGTCGAGAGTTTGTACCTGCGTGGTTAGATGATGTAGCTAGGGTTATGCGACCCAACGCTATAGGGTATGTCTCCACCCCTAACCACGACGGGTCAAACGATAAACTACCAGAAGACCATGTGTATGAGTGGGGCTTTCAAGAGCTTAAAGAAGAACTAGAAAGAAACTTCCACATAGAGTCAGTAACAGGAACGTTTATACAACTGCCTAATTTAAAGAAAGCTATGAAAAACTTGGAACACTCTGGTGGTAGTCCTGTTTGGACCACTGAACAGTTACTTATGTTACAGGAAAGGTATGGCAGACAGTTTTTTAGAATGGCGGCAGCAGTATTTTTTCCAGAATACGCTAACAACTGCGCATGGAGATTAATTAAGAAGTAATGACTGAGTTCTACGAAGAAGAATTAGACCGATACTTTTATTGGCTCCATGAACGGGAGAACATTCGTGTTCTAAAAGAGGAACTTGAAGAAGAATCCCCTTGGACAGAGGACCCAATACTTCAAGAGTTTAAATTTTGTCAAGTGTTTCGAGAAGATGATAGAACTACTCGTTGGTTTAAAACGCATATACGAGAACCGTTAAGAGATAGCCATGAAGTTTTAATGGCTACTGTCATATTTAGATGGTTTAACTACATAGAAACAGGAAGAACATTACTTAAACATAACCTGCATTTAGAATGGGATAGAAAGAAGGCTATAGAAGAAATAACTAAACAGGATAAATGGGTAACTGGTTCCTACATCATTAAAACACCTAATCGAATGGATAAGGTAACAGGAGTCGCTGAGTGTGTCTCCCACATGTGGAAGGATAGGCAGTATTTAATCGATGTACTAGAAACTAGACGAGAAGAAGGTAATGCTTCTTTAGAACATACTTGGAGTCTTTTAAAAGATTATCCTTACATGGGTCCTTTTATGTCTTATGAAGTCGTAACCGACCTAAGACACACCTATTTATTAGAAGACGCTAAAGACATACTTACTTGGGCAAATGCAGGTCCAGGAGCCATGCGAGGACTTAATCGTTTAACAAGGAGAGACTTAGGTTTTTCTAAGAAAACTCATAACTGGAACGAGGAAATGCAGAAGCTATGGAAAATAGCAACAGAAGAAAGATTAAACGGCTCTCTCATACCTCATAGCAAATTTGAGATGAGAGAAGTAGAAGGGGGACTTTGTGAATTTGATAAATATTCACGTATTTATAAAAAAGAAGGAAGAACAAGGTCTATTTATAAACATACTGATCTTCCATTGGTTGAAGATTTAGAAGAAGGAGTAAGCAAATGGGCAAGATGAACCAACTAGCGCTAGAGGAGCAAGAAAGAATTGTTTCTTTATTAGAAGAACATGGAGATTTGATAGATATTTATTACACTCAGTTTTTAGAAGTGGCTTTCTTTTTAAAGGTGGCAGCAAATGAACAAATGGCGGTTGCTTTTATAAAAAGGAAACTTCCACAACTGAGCCAAGAAGATATACAGTCTATGGTCTATGAATTAGTAGGTGCGTATCAGGACACTTTATGAAAGTTATAAATGCTAGAAATGTAAACGATGCCTTGTTATTAGGCATTGATTTATTTCAAGACTCTTCAAATTTTAGAGAACAAGAGAGCAGAAACGGCACAACTTACGAGGCGTTGGAACCCGTAACCACTGTTTATAACAAACCTTTTGAGAGGGTGTGTTTATTGAAAGAAAGAGACGCTAACCCTTTCTTTCACCTCATAGAAAGTCTATGGATGTTGCAGGGCAGTAATAAACTACCTCCCTTAACCTATTTTGTTAAAAGCATGGAAGACTTCTCAGACGATGGGGAGACTTTATGGGGAGCTTACGGTTGGCGTTGGAAAAGTTATTTCAATAAAGACCAACTCGATATTATTATACAGATGTTAAAAACAAATCCTGAAGACAGGAGATGCGTGTTGCAAATGTGGGATCCTATTTTGGATCTAAATAAGGTCGGCAAAGACGTGCCTTGTAATACTAATATTTATTTCAAAATACGAGAGGGCAAATTAAACATGACTGTATGTTGTCGCTCTAACGATATGGTTTGGGGAGCCTATGGAGCTAACGTGGTTCATATGTCAGTTTTACAGGAGTATTTAGCTACAGCAATAGGCGTAGAAATAGGTACCTATAGGCAGATTAGCGATAGCTTTCACGTCTATTTAAACGACGTCTGGGAGCGTTTAAAGGTGTTAGAGATAGATCCCTATACCTTTAGCTATAAAAAGAACCCCTACGACCTGCTTATAGACGGATATAAGCCTTTCCCATTAATAACTAATATAGACACTTTCCACTGGGAATTATATAGGTATTTTAATTATCACCCCAACGATATACAAATCGATACAACTTGGGAGAACCCTGTGTTTAAAGATATTGCGGTACCGATGACGGTTGCTTATACTAAACACAAACAAAGGAATTATATGGATTCATATCAAGCCGTTAGTAAAATAAAAGCGCTTGATTGGATGACGGCGTGTTTCGACTGGATCCGCAAACGAGACACTTCGTACACTTTAAATAACGCGGAAAAAGGAGAAACTCATGAGCAATAAATGGGAAACAATGAAAGAGGTTGCCCAAAACGATCTACAAGCTTTACAAAAAGCTGAGACCTCGTATGGCGACTCTTGGAAACGTCGTGGTGGCGTCGGTGCTTTTATGATGTTGGCACGTAAGTTCGATAGAATTGAACACCAGTCTGAAAAGCATGGTTGGGATATCTTTGAAGCGGGCGAAGTCTACATTGGCGAGGCAGGTCTACTCGATGATATAAGAGATCTACGCAGATATTTACTTCTGGTAGAGAACGAAATATTAGCAAATACAGTAACTGGTTCTGCTGAAACAGTTGACGACGTTGATTATTCTGTGGAAGACAACAGAGAGGAGGTTATATAATTATGTCTTTATGGAAAAAAGTTACAGGGTTCTTTAAGTGGGCAGTAGCCAACGATAAACCTGTTAAAAAACAAAAGAACGAGGAAATTGTTGAGGAAGCTATAAAATCAGGAGAGGTAGAACTAGATAAGTTTGAAACCGCTCCTGTTATTAAGGCTAAGCCAAAACGTGCTAGAACTAAGAAAGGAACGTATGTAGCAGATGATAAATCTACTCCAGACGTGAACGAAGCATGGGTAGGTGGCAAAGCTCCTAAAGCAAAATCCAAAAAACCAAAGCAAAAGAAAACTAAGGTTACGAGAGTTAAAAAGAAATAATGTTTCAAAAACCTATGTTTACTCCAGAAAGTTCGTGGTCTGTGCCCGATGTTTTTCCTCAGTTTCCTGAGAATGAAACAGTGGCTATAGATTTAGAAACTTATGATCCTTATCTAACGACGTGTGGTCCAGGATGGGCTACAGGTCGAGGACATGTTGTAGGAGTAGGCGTAGCAACTAAAAACTGGTCTGGTTATTTTCCTATTCGGCACGAAGGCGGAGGGAATTTAGACGAGACTATTGTTTTACGTTGGTTGAAGACTTTACTTTCTTCTAACACTCGAGAAGTTATTTTTCATAACGCACTCTATGATGTGGGATGGTTACGGAGGGAAGGAATCGATGTAAAAGGTACAATACAAGACACGATTATTGCCGCACCTTTAATTGATGAAAACAGATTCTCTTATTCTTTAGACAATTTAGGAAGCGCCTATTGTGATGAACAAAAAGATGAATCATTATTACAAGATGCAGCACTTGCTTACGGAATCAACCCTAAGTCAGAGATGTATAAACTACCCGCGAAATATGTTGGACCTTACGGCGAGCAGGATGCAGCACTTACTTTAAAACTTTGGAATAAATTAAAAATCGAAATCCAGGAACAAAACCTAGACAAAATACTCACAATGGAATCTAGGTTAATCCCTTTACTTATTGAGATGAGATGGAGGGGGGTGAGAGTCGATGAAAACAAAGCAGAACAGGTTAGTGAGCAACTATCAAAAGAAGAACAAAAAATACAAGTAGAGATTAAACGCAAGTACGGAGCTGAAGTTAATCTTTGGGCAAATGCCTCTCTACAAAATATTTTTGATAAAAACGATCTTTGGTACCCTAGAACTCCTAAAGGTATGGCTAGTTTCCAAAAGAATTGGTTAGAGTCTCATGAACATGAATTGCCTCAACTTATAGTTAGGGCAAGGAAATTAAATAAGGCAAGGACTACATTTATTGATAAGATGATCATGGAACACTCTTTTAATGGGAGAATACATGCGGAAGCACACCCTATGCGTAACGATCGTGGAGGCACAGTTAGTGGTAGGTTTAGTTATAGCAACCCTAATCTACAACAGGTGCCTGCAAGAGATCCAGAGATAGGTAATTTAATTCGCTCTCTATTCATTCCTGAGGAAGGGTGTCAATGGGGCGTATTCGATTACTCTCAACAAGAACCTAGACTAACCGTACACTACGCTAACCAAATGCATTTAACGGGGGCTAAGGAAGCCGTAGAGGAGTATAGACAACACGGGGCAGACTTCCACCAGATAGTAGCAGACATGGCTAATATCCCTCGTAAACAGGCTAAAACGATTAATCTAGGACTTAGCTACGGAATGGGTAAGGAAAAACTTATTAAAGAACTCGGACTAGATGATCTGGACGCAGAAAAACTGTTTCAAAAGTATCACGCTAAGGTTCCGTTTATCCGTGCTCTACAAGATCAATGTGCCAGAGTAGCGATAGATCGTGGATATATAAGAACTTTTGCAGGCAGGCGATGCCGTTTTGATTTATGGGAGAGTCGTTATGAAAGAACTCCTCCTCTACCCTTAGAGGAGGCAAGAGAAAAATACGGTGATGACCTTAAACGGGCATACACTTACAAAGCATTAAATCGTTTAATACAAGGCTCTGCGGCTGACATGACAAAGTTAGCTATGCTAGACCTATGGGAGGAAGGAATAGTTCCTCACTTACAAGTTCACGATGAAGTAGATATTTCGATAGAGAACACTGAACAAGCCAACACAGTAGCAAGAATAATGGAGAACTGTGTAGAGCTTGCAGTTCCCCTATTAGTGGACCAAGAACTAGGTAAGTCGTGGGGCGAAACAAAGGAAATAAAATGAAAGGTATATCAGAACAAAAAGCTAAAGAAAACTCCATTAAATACAGGAGTATGTACGACAAATGGATAACACAAGAAGTAACTCTCGAAGAATTAGGCAAAGAGTACGACATTACTAAACAACGCATGTGGCAAATAATCACACGTTGTAAGCTTGGCGAGGGCGACTATTATTATGGCACTCACGTGGCTCGTAATAAATGGACAGAACTCAAAGCACTCTACCAAGACACAGACCAAACAAAAAGAGCATTCGATGAATGGTTAGCTGATCGTGATGTGAAGTTAGCAGCGGATAATCAAAAGGTGGCACCACATACTGGGTGGGATTGGTGATTGTTTTACTGCTTTACTTCAGGAGGGGTCGCCTATAGGATAGGAGTATGTCTTATAAAGAGATAAAAGGGTATTGTAAATCTTGTAAAAAAGAATTATATGGTCGAAAACGATTATATTGCGATGTTGAATGTAGAAACGCTGTTTTTTATCCTCTCTATGCTTACGATAATCACGGAAGAACATGTGCTCATTGTGGGGATTTATTTATAGGAAAAGAAAACTTCTGCTCTACCGATTGTAAGAAATTATTTACTTATGAAAATAATAAGAATCACTTCTATAATCCTATAAATGACGCCTCTGGAAACCAGAACTCAGTTAATATAACCACTCTACCTAATAATGTTGCATCAATAGTTGACACTCTACCTGATACTCCTCGTATAGTAGAAGACATTCGAGAGTTAAATATGATTATTGCAACAGAACTCCCTAAAGCTAGATATGCTAATGGAAAACGTTATCAGCGAGGAATATTTATTAATGGCAAAAGAAAAGAATCTATGGTTGTTGATGAGGAAGAATCTACCTCAGATACATTTACAAAGAATTGAAACAGGAATGACAGGAGCAGGAGTTCCTGATGTTAATGGTTGTTCTAAAGGCAAAGAGTTTTGGGTAGAATTAAAAGAAATCCACTCGGGAAATAAACTCACTCTACGCCCTATGCAAATATCCTGGCTTGCTAAACGAGCATCACACGGTGGACAAGTCTTCGTAATGGCTCGTAAAAATGATGAAATCAAACTCTACCATGTAGATGGATTAAGCGGGATTAAAGACCTTGTTGATGAAGGATATAAGTCGAAGGCTCTTTTAACAATGACCATTCCTTACGATTGGGAGGCTCTTGCTACTGCTTTACTTTCTTAATTTTGGGCACTATAATGGTAAAAGTAGCAATGGTGCTACTAACCATATTTAGAAAGGAGAAATTATATGGCACATCAAGTAGAAACAATGGCTTGGACGGGGGAAGAACCTTGGCACGGATTGGGTGTCGAAGTCGACCCTAACCTAACGCCATTAGAAATGCAGGAGGCGGCACAGTTAAACTGGACTGTTAGTAAACGACCCAGTTATACTTTAGACGCACCTGAGTGGAGCGAAGATGTAGGTATTATCCAAGCGGAGAATACTTTTCACATCGTTCGTGATTCTGATAACCGAATACTGAGCCACTGCGGTAGGGATTACATACCTATTCAAAACTCAGATATCTTTAAATTCTTTAAACGTTTTACCGAAGCAGGACATATGACTATGGAAACTGCAGGTAGTTTAAAGGATGGCGGAGAAATTTGGGGGTTAGCTAAAATCTCGGAGGATTTCGAGTTGGCAGGTGACGACCAAATAAAAGGTTATCTTTTAATAAACCAACCACATATTGTTGGTAGGTCTATGACCATTAAGTTAACACCTGTTAGAGTTGTTTGTAATAACACTTTAACAATGGCGTTACAACACGGTGGTACGGCATCTTTCCGTATGCCTCATGTTAAAGTGTTCGGTGATGACGTTATGCAAGCTGCGGAGGAGGCTCTAGGTCTATCTGCAGAACGTATGACCGAGTTTAGAGAAGCTGCAACTCTACTTTCTAAAAAGAAAGCAAAACACGCAGATGTTCTTGATTATGTTGGGGAAATATATCAACCCACTATGATCGCTGACTATAGGCGTGATCAACAACTCAAAGCTGAAGGTAAACTTATAGGCGAATTAACGCCTTTAAAAGAGCAGTTTAATTCCTTCCCTAATTTAGTAGTAGAAGCCTTAGAACGCTCTCCAGGAGCGAATCTGAAGTCTTCTAAAGGTACTTGGTGGGGAGCATTAAATGCAGTTACCTATGTGGAAGATCATTTGCGCGAGTCTCAAACCGAAGGAAACGCTCTACATAGTGCATGGTTCGGTGCTGCGGCTAATCGTAAGAGTAAAGCCTTAGACCTAGCTCTACAGAGGGCAGCCTAATGGCGGAGACACCAGAAAATAATCCTAAAGAATATGTTCTGGATTCAGAGCTCTGTGGTCTTATTTGGGTGGGATTATTCGAGTCAGGTCATCATGAACTGGCTCGAGTACTCTCAAACACGATGATTGATCAAGGTTGTCAGGAATTAGAAGGGACTATAGATAAGTCTCTTATCCTGATGTTTTGGAAACATTTTCTTGAGGACAACAATATTGTTGCCTTTAAGGACGAAGACGAGGAACTACACTAATGAACGAAGAAAAATTAATAACACAACAATATGATGTCGAAACAGGTATCATGGTTGATTCAAACGTACCCTTTCCAGAGGACACTCGATCTAGCACTAAATACCCTTTTGGGAAAATGGAGATAGGCGACTCTATCTTTATAATATTGAAGGAAGGAGATAGTGGGGAAAGGTTGAAAAACAGACTAGCTCAAGCTAGTAGAACTTTCGGTAAAAAACAAACCCCTGAACAAAAATTCATTCTGCGTTACAGACTAGAGAATGAAATTTCAGGTGTTCGTATTTGGAGGAAGGAATAGTGGTCAAGGAATTAGACAAGGACGTTTATATTAAAAATTTAGAAGACCATGTAACTCAACTTTCTGAGCATTCAAAAATACTCGGAGAGTTGATACAACAGGTTGAGGAAGATATACCTAGAAATGAAGGTAGCAAACATTTGTGGGCGTGTATAGACGAAGCAAATGAGATAACTGCTGGTCCAACTCTAGCGTATGTTGACCAAGACTAAGTTATACTCTTATACTCGTTTACTTTGGTAAACTTTAAGGGCATAATGTATATTGGACTGCTTTAAAACGCAGAATATTAACAAAGAAAGGAGAAAGAGATGCAAGTACAAACTGCAACGACTACACCTAGAAAAAAAGTGAGCAAACCTATAAGCAAGGCAAAGGTTACTGCAATACCTAAACCTGTCAAAACAGGCAAAGGGTCTGCAAGAACTTTGTACAAGTTCATTGGAACTGTGCCTGAAGCGAAAGGGTTTACTCCACAGATGAGAGCGCTGATTCTTACAGCGGCTGAGGCTAAAAAGAGCGAATTAGACTCTAAAAGCTTCACTGCCCAAGATTTAGTAGCTCTTGCTGTGAAGAACGGCACTTTAACTACTGGTCAAGATCCGCTTAGAATTTTTCGATTCTATGCGAAAAGATTGGTGGATGAAGGCTACTTTTCTAAGGTATAATGATGGATAGGTGCATAGGGGAGTTTTTTAGTAATTTCTGCTCTATGCACTTATTTCAAATAATAAATGGGAGATACTATGCAAACAATATATATAGAAAAAAGAGACGGCACAACTCTTAAAACAAACGTGACCACTCTTGCAAAAGCGATATATCCGCATGTGACAGCAGACAGCTCGTACCATTACTCATTGGAAACAGATTTTATAAACGGGGTTATGGATGCTGTTGAACAACTTATTGAACAGAAAACAGACGAAGCGACATAATGTATTACTATTATACTCGTTTACTTTGTCGTGTTTGGTAACTATAATAAAAAAGTATAACTAAAAGAAAGGAGAAATATGCCAAATCATTGTTACAACAGGGTCGAGATCTACGGAGATGATCCAGACCAAATAAAAGAAATTAAGGAAAAATTGGAGAGCAAACAAACTTGCTTTGATTTTAATAGTATTATCCCCATGCCTAAAGAGCTAGAAGGAACTGACTCTCCCACTGGAGACCCCGATTCGTTTGAAGCGAAACGCTTACGCAAACAACACGGGCACGATAACTGGTACGACTGGCGTTTGGAGAACTGGGGAACTAAATGGAATTCTTACTCAGACCAGATAGAGAGTTACGAAAACGAGGATAGTATTACCTATGGTTTTGAGACAGCTTGGGCACCACCAGTACCTATTATTTATAAATTGCGAGAACTCTATCCAGAGGTAAATATTACCGCATTTTATGACGAGCCTGGACTAGAACTTGCAGGTTATTTATAATGAGAAAACTAACTCAAGAAGAAAAATACCTAATAGCCTATGCTACGGAATTAGTAACTGACGACCCTGAAGGATTGATTCACCATAGTCAATATTTTGCTGAGGAAGGAGAAGATCACATCAAAGATTTAGATAGGGATAAGGCTAGAACACTAGCAATAAGCATCTATAGAAAATTAGATTTATAAGGAAAAGATTCACTAATGAACGCGAAAAAAGCCAAACTACTGCGAAAAACACTAAAAACGAGCAACGTGGACTGGAGAGAAACTAAGCACGTGCAGCGAATACATAAAGACCATCAAGGTAATGAACACCGAGATTCTACCATATTCCTGGATCCTAAATGTGGTCGCTCTATTTATCGTCGTAGTAAAAAATTAGCAATAGTGAGGGAGCTGTGATACTCGTTTACATTCGCCAACCTATAGCTATAATTAATACAGTTATAAAAAATTTAAGTCCACTAAGCGAATTTTTATAGTTTATCGCTTAGTGGCAAACTAACAAACTAAAGAAAGGAGAATATTATGACCGTAGAAAAGAACTTACTCCAAGTTGTGGAGAATATGTCGAAGCTTGTAGAGTTTCAAAAAAGCACTGCAGAATTTATGCAGGCACAGTTAGAAGCTAACGAGTTATTAGCTAAGCGATTGCGTGAAGCCGAAGCTAAAATTGCTATAATACAGGGACAACAACATATCGTTGATGTTATTTCCAATTTAAACAATAAAAAGCAATCGGATTGGGTGAATGATGAAGGAGAGCGTGATGGATAGCTATACAGCAATAGGTATTGCAGAAGGTTTTGTTGAGCCTACTGATGAAGATCAAATTATACAAGCATGGCAATATTTAGTTGATACTGGTTTGGCTTGGCAACTGCAAGGTTGGTTTAGTAGAACTGCAATGGATTTAATAGAACAGGGATTAATAAACTGGGGGAGTGAATGATGAGTAATTGTAAAGTATGTAATGATAAAGGTTGGTTAGAAGTATATGGGAGACTTGGAGATGAAATCCAAGTTTGTCAAACTTGTTATAAACTTAATTCTGATAAGGAAGCATATCAAAAAGCTGGTTTAGAAATTGATGTTTCAAACTTTAAATATGATACTTTTGTTTTTTATCCTAAGAAGGTGAATGATGAATGTTGATAACCACAAACCAAGATACATAGAGTGTATCTATGAAGCACCTATTACTTTTGATTTAGAAGAACTAGGTATTGATTGGGACAATATCAAAGACTACCATATAAAGTATGGGACTTTGTATGTTGAGTTTAAAGATGGAAGTTCCAAACAATATGACGGAGACCAAGGAGAGACTGATTGGAAATGGGCAGTACGAGAAAGTATATTTACAGAAGATTGGGAGTTAGTGGAGGGATTGAACTAATGGCTAAAGTAATAAAGAATAATAAGCAGGTAGCCTTTGAAGGCACGACAAAAGAGTGCGTTCATTTCATTTGTAACAATCAAGAATTAGCATTAAATCTGGTCTTGGTACACGATAAAAAATAGAACTATGGCTAAACCAAGTAATGATTGCGAAAAAGATTGCAGAGAACTGCAACACGTTCTTTATAGAGATGATTTTGAAAGTGTAGATGTTTGGAAAAATATATGCGATATGTTGGGTGTTCCAATTAATTCAGATCAAATATATTTCAACGCTATTGATATAACTTACGGATAAACAGGGAGAAAAGCTAATGGATGATTTTGAAATAAAAATTAAAATTGCGATATATTCACCTAAGGGGCAGTTTATAAAAGAAGCCGATAATACGAGTTTATCGGATAAAACGATCCATTTAATCATGGAAGATCTTTCTAGGAGCATGGAAAACCGCAGAGAAAAAACAGAAGCACAACTAGACCATGAAAAGAAAATATTTGGGGAGGGTGAGTGATGAAAGTTGAAATAATAATATTAGACGAACGAGTACACGAAGTCGGCGTACCTGATTATGCAACATCGGGGTCCGCAGGCATGGATTTGCGTTCCTTAGAGGAAGTATCACTCGGTGCAGGAATGTCTCACCAATTTAAACTAGGGTGGAAAATGAACATGGGATCTCACCAAATGTGTGGTCTACTCGCTCCTCGCTCTAGCTTGGGCGTAAAGGGAATCCATTTAAGCAATATCGTAGGCATCATCGACTCGGACTATCAAGGAGAACTAATCGTTAGTCTTACTAACAACTCTAGTCATCCTGAGCCGTATGTCATAGAAGTAGGAGAACGAATCGCTCAACTGGTATTTCTGCCAGTGGAGTTTGTGTCGTGGTCCCCTGTGGTAGAGTTTAGCTATCATACGACTCGTGGCGAAGGGGGATTCGGCAGTACAGGTAAAAAGTAACTGGGGTACTTCGCTATTTTTGTAAGGTATAATGGTTTTTACTTATTTAATAACTATTAAGAAAGGAGAAAGAAATGATAAGTAATATTGAAAATATTAAAAAGGGAACCGAACTGGTGACCAAACAACTAGGGTTTCCAACTCGAGCTATCGCAATGGAAAGTATCAAACAAGGAAAGGGTCTTAAAAAGACTTTACTTGTCGATGTGAAAGCAGCGGAGTGGGGATTATTTGATGAAATCGGAAGCGTTTATGTGACTGATATTATTGAAGTTTTGGAGAGCGACGATGAAAGGGTTTGACAAAGTAGATAAACTCTATCTCTCTACAGAAGGTGAGCAATTAGCGAGTAAAATCGATCATTCTTATTATAGACAGACAGACTATGTATCTTTGCCAATATCGCCTATCCTAAGAGGAGAAGACTTCTGGGACGGCGTTTACGAAGCTATAGAGAATTTGGACTTTATTTACTGGACAGGGGAGCATAACGGAACTACCTACAAACTCCAAAGGAACGAGGACTTAACTTTTAGTCTACAACAGAAAGGTCATATAGTGCAAATGCAAACAAAAGGTGAGGAGAGTGAAGATGGGGAATAGAGCTGTAATAGCGTTCGATGATGAGCGTAAAGAAAAAGAAAATTGTCCCGCAATCTACTTACATTGGAACGGCAGTGATTATACTGTAGACGCTTTTTTGAAAGCCGCCAAAGAGTTTGGCATACGAGGTAACGATGCCCATTATTGCATTGCTCGATTAACGCAAGTTATCGGTAACGCGATAGGGGGAACTCTATCATTAGGAGTAGGTCGGTATGGTGATTTTAGAAATCCTGGTGATAACGGGGTTTATTGGATTAAAAATTGGGAAGTCGTTATGCGCGATAGTGATGACTTAGTAGAAGACGAATTTCCCCATAGCAAAAATTACCAAAATTGGTTCCAAAAAGCTTATACTGAAATAGTGGAAGCTAATGAGGATCATTTTGAAAAGGGAGCAGAAGTACAATGATGGGAGAAAACATTACTCGGATCTGTGATATCTGCAAAGGAGCAATCGATCACCACAAAGATAAAGAGGGTGAGGTCTACTGGACTGATGGACACAATGCCGAACCGATCGTGGAAAACGGCAGGTGTTGCACTAAGTGTAACGAAGATAAAGTGATACCTATTCGGATGCTCTCTATGATGGGAATAACGAACCACTGATCACTCTCGAGTGGACCCCCGATTGTTGACTACGACGACTTTCGGGGGTTTTTTCTATTAAATCTATTAGTATTGTTATCTGGTAAAATAAAAAAGTTTTTGAAAAAAGTTTCGCAAAACTACTAATATCTCTAATATACTAATAGAATCGAGCTACAAGGCTCTTGGTCATTGGATTGTTGTGATGATCAAAAGTAATAGATTTTCTATTAGTTATTACAAATGTATGGTAAGATTCTCTAGAGGGCATGAGAAAAGTATTTAAACAGTTTGTTTTATAATACGATTGTAATAACATTGGGAGAACTCTATGAAACAACTAACCTACACATCTTTAACACCCACCGAAGATGGGAAAGCCTATATAGATTCCAACGGTAAGACTTGGCAACCACTCAACTCGAAGCAAAAGAAGTTTTGTAAGGAGTATTTGAAGGGTCAAACAGCTACAGAAGCAGCTATTAAAGCAGGGTATACCAAAGATCGGAAGGGTGCAAAGACACAGGGGAGTGTTCTACTAAATCATAACCCAGTTGTACGAAACTACCTCATAGAGTTGGAAATGTCACTCGCAGAGCGAGATGCAGTTTCCCTGGAGAGCCATCTTTCCACCCTCCACGACCTACGGGAGGAGGCAAAGGACCAAGGACAAATCTCCGCCGCCATCACAGCGGAGGTTCATCGAGGCAAGGCGGGAGGACTCTACATCGATAGACGCGAGATCCTGACCGCGAAGATCGACATGATGTCCAAGGACGACATACTCACTCGACTCGAAGAACTAATCAAGAAGCGAGCAACCGAGTCAAACGTGATCGAGGGAGATTTTACTCAAGACGATTAGACGAAGAGACGATTCCACTCTACTACTCTACTCTACTCTACTCTATCATTCTATTCACGGACCACGACCCACGACCCGTGCCCAAAGACTAGACGAAGAGACGAAGAGACGATTCCACTTATATAAATAAATGGTCCTTTCGTCTCCTCTTGCGCTCCGCGATCGTTAAATTATTTTATCTATAGTTCGCTAAATGGTTTATTTTAAAAGTAAAGTAGTATATACTTATATATATTAAGTAATTAAGCTTAATACTTTTTCAAGAAAGGAGAAATAACATGGAAAAGAAAACTATACAGAAAAGCGACGCTGTAAAGACCGCAAAGATAGATCCTAATTTTAAAGCACCAGTTGGTAAAGGGACCAATGGTAATAGCCAGATTAGGTTGATAACTACCGATCAAGCAGGGAAGCTTCCAGCACAGGCAGGTAAGATTGTCGAAGCGTTGGTTAAAGCGAAAGGCCACACGCTAACAGTCCAGGAGCTAGTTGGTGAGAACGAATCAGGATTGAACTCAAAGCTAGACGAGGTGGGATTGATTACAGTCCAGACACCTAGAAAGATCTGGCAGTTTTACAATCGTAGACTGATCGATGAGGGATTCATTGAGGTGATTAGCTGATGGAAAAGAAACTAAAAACCAAAAACGCAGAGGTTGCCCAAGGGATCCTCGACTCGGAAAACCACAAGTTTAACAGAAGTACATTTGGTGTTGACTACGCGGAAGCGGTCGACTGGCTAGACGACTTCAACAACGGTTAGACTAATCGAGAAGGGCGACTTCGGTCGCCTTTCTTTTTGCTCGATCTTCTCGTCTAATCGTCGCTCTACTCTATCGCTCTACTCTACTCTATCACTCTACTCTATCCCAAGGACAGTTAACCCATACCCAAGAACAGACGAAGAGACGATTCCATTTATATAAAAAAGAACAGACGATAAGGCGAAGAGACGACGGCGTTTTATATAAAAAAGAATAAGTAAATAAAAGTAAAAGGGTATTGTATTAAATAGTAAAGTAGTATATAGTTATATATATTAAATAGTTAAGAAGGCACTATTTAATACTAAACTATAATAGCCTTCATATAGAGTAAAACTATGAATAATAAAACTGAAAATAAAATTGATCTAAATTATAAGGCTTCTAGTGTAAGAAGCTTTGATAATAACGCTAAGGTAACATTAATATCTACTAAGGGCGCTGATATACCTCCTCAGGCTCAGAAGATAGTAGAAACCTTAGTTAAGGCTAAAGATCATACACTAACTATTAAACAGTTAGTAGGCGATGATGCTACGGGTAAGAATAGCGTATTACTTGAGAATGGTTTAAGGACTGTTCAATCACCTCAAAAAATCTTTAGCTATTATAGAGGTCAGTTAGAAGATAAAGGCTACATTACTATAAGCTAATTATCTAAGCTAACTATTAAAGGGCTACTATCTAGTAGCCCTTTTTTATTGCCTACGCTAACCATTAACACATTAACTTAACTTAACCTAACACTAACTAACTCTCTATTATTATCGTTGCTTAGAAAGCTTTTATTGAACCCCTATACCCCCTTAGGCGTTACTGGGACCCTGACCCTCCGCCCCACCTTAGGTTCAGCCTCACTTTTGCAACTACTTTACAAATAAGTCCCTAGTGAAAAAAATTTTGCGAAAAAAATTTTTTGGAATATACTTTTGCTATGGGGTTTAAATTAAACTTGATTCTTGGAGCTCTCTTAGTAGCTTCTTTGGCAGGATCTTCGGTGTATATAAAATATTTAAACAACCAGTTGGCTACGCTCAAAGGAAACCAAATTGTTTTGGAAGGCAAAATAGCCGAGCAAAATGAATCCATTAAAAATTACCTAGAGGACCAACAAAAGAACCAAGCACAAATAACCGCGCTTACCCAAAAGAATCAACAGAACCAAAGGGAAGTGCAAAAACTAAGAAACACATTTGCTAAGCACGACATGGACAGTTTGGCGTTAGCAAAACCAGGCTTGATCCAAACGCGCGTGAACAAAGGTACGTTGCGCGTGAAAGAAGATTTGATAGCAATAACTAACCCAGAGCAATTTGATGAAGAACCTATTACTGATTAGTAGTTTGTTTATGTTTTTAGGTGGGTGTTCTCTTATTCCGAAACCTGTAGCCCCCGTAGAGGTTCGGACTCTTCAAGAAATTCCCCCGATGTATCACCCACCACTTCCGATGGAATTACAGTTAGTTGATATTGATTGGGAGGTTATGAATCCTGAATTAATGCGCGAGTACCTCGCCGAACTAGACGCGGGCAACGCACCGCCGCAAGCGTACTACTCACTAACGGGCAAGGACTATGAAAATTTGTCCATGAATATGGCAGAATTTAAACGTTATTTACGCGATGTCTTATCCATTATCGAATACTATCGAGAATTCGGTAGAGAGGAAGAAGAAAATGAAGATGAAAAATAATCCGCGAACAAAGAAACTCATTCAAAGGTTTAACTGCTTTACTTTTGTTTAACCATTTTCAAATGGTCAGCGTTTAGCATATACTTAGCAAATGGATAGAGTAACAGAATTAATTGAAGAGTTATCCGAAAGCTTGGGGGATCAACAACAGTTTCAAATTGACCAGAAACTAGAACAAGAACAAGCAGTTTCAGATTTTTACAATACGCCTGAAGGTAAACAAGCACTGGGGATTGCGGGAGCTCTGTTGACGTTAGGTATTCCCCTTCCAGGAGCCCGTGCAGCGGGAGCGAGTAAAATGTACGGCGCGGTTGGTACGGATATGTCTCGTATGCTTACCCCACCATTAACAAAAATAGGCAAGAAGGTAACCACTAGACGTGGACCACGTGGACCGATCAACATTGATTCACCTAAACAAATACCACTCCCGCTTAGAGGAGGTAGAAATACAGGGGGCTTGAGCGATACCGATAAAGCCATGCTTGAGTTTATTAAACCAAGACCACGACAAGAGGGAATTCCATCTGTTCCGACAGGAAAAGGCACTAAATCATATATAGAAAAGATAAGTAAAACTAAACCAACCGAACAACAACTCAATATGCGTAATACTATTCAGCAACAGCTTTATAGAATGGACAGTATGATTCGTCAAGGTGAAAAGGTAAATATGAAAGAATATTTTAAACTTCAAAAGGAACTTGAAGCTTTAAATAAAATATTAAACTAATGTCCGAACCAACTAACGCCGATAAGTTAAAAGCTTTAAAAAACATAGACCTTTCCCATTTAGGGAAAGCAGAAGCAAAAGAATTTACTGTTCTTTTAGAAGAGCTTGAAAAACGAGAATTTCAAGAAAAAGCCACAGGTACTTTTTTAGATTTTGTAAAATCTATTTGGGCAGAATTTATTTCAGGGGATCACCATGTGAAAATGGCAAAAGCATTTGACGATATTGCCAGTGGTAAATTAAAAAGGCTTATTATCAATATGCCGCCGAGACACACTAAATCAGAATTTGCATCTCATTTGTTCCCTGCATATTTATTAGGTAAAAATCCTAAATTAAAAATTATTGAAGCAACACACACCGCTGACCTTGCAGTTAATTTTGGTAGAAAAGTTAGGGATTTAATTGACGGCGATGAATACCATGAACTATTCCCAGATACTGAATTGAAAGCGGACAGCCGTTCGGCGGGTAAATGGTTAACGAATAAAGGCGGAGAATATTACGCCGCAGGTATTGGAGGTGCGTTAGCAGGAAGGGGTGCGGATTTGTTCATTATTGACGATCCCCATTCGGAACAAGACGCGATGTCCGATAAAGCAATGGAAGAAGCTTACGAATGGTTTATGGCAGGTCCTCGTCAGAGGCTACAGCCTGGAGGGGCAATCGTAATTGTGATGACTCGTTGGTCTAAAAAAGACTTAACGGGTAGGTTAATTAAGAAAATGGCGCAAGATCAAGGCGCAGATCAGTGGGAAGTAATAGAATTTCCTGCGATACTACCGAGCGGAAACCCACTTTGGGGTAATTTTTGGAAATTAGAAGAACTTGAAAGTATTAAAGCTTCGGTTAGTCCTTCAAAATGGGCGGCGCAATACATGCAAAGACCAACAGGGGAAGGTATATCTATTATTCCTAAAGAATGGTTCAAGATTTGGGAGCAAGATAAGCCCCCTAAATGTGATTATATAATTCAAAGTTATGATACTGCGTTTTTAAAATCAGAAAGAGCCGACTTTACAGCTATAACCACGTGGGGAGTTTTCTATCCTGAAGGAAAAATCGGAGAGGAAATGTACACAGGTAACGAAGCGCATTTAATTTTAATAGACTGCATAAAAGAAAGATTTGATTTTCCTGAATTAAAAGCAGAGGCGTTACGTTTATACGAATATTGGCAACCCGATACGGTGATTATTGAAGCAAAAGCTAGTGGTATTCCACTGGTACAAGAATTACGCAGAATAGGGATTCCTGTAAACACTTTTAGTCCAGGAAAAGGGCAAGATAAAATTGCTAGATTAAATTCAGTTTCCCCTATTTTTCAAGATGGACGCGTTTGGATTCCTGAAAACCGTTTTGGAGAAGAATTGATGGAAGAAGTTTCTGATTTTCCTAACGGAGAAAATGATGACTTAGTAGATGCCACAACTTTAGCGTTGGCGCGCTTTAGGGAAGGTGGTTTTTTACAATTAACGAGCGATTATTTTGAACCAGAAGAATACTATCCTGTGGAAAGGGTTTATTATTAATGAAATTCATACTATGATGTACGCTTATGGCTATTGAAAAACAACCATTATTATCTGTTCCTAACTCACAACAAGAAATTGAGTTAGAAATCCTAGAACAACCTGAACAAGAAACAGAAGTTTATCTTCAACCAGACGGCTCCGTTATTATGGGAAGCGATATGCCTGAAGAAAACAATTTAAAGTTTGGAGAGAATTTAGCAGAAGCGTTAGACGAACGTGAATTAAACACAATAGCCAATGAATTAGTTAGTTCTTACGAAGAAGATTTAGATTCTAGGAACGATTGGTTTAAAACTTATTCTGATGGATTAGATTTATTAGGAATTAATGCAGAATCTAGGTCGCAACCATTTATTGGAGCGTCAGGAGTGCATCACCCGATACTGGCAGAAGCCGTTACCCAATTCCAAGCACAAGCGTATAAAGAATTATTGCCTGCAGGCGGTCCAGTAGACACGGAAGTTTTAGGTGTAACTGACGATAATAAATTAGAAAAAGCAAATCGCGTCAAAAATTTCATGAATTATCAAATAACTTACAAAATGGAAGAATATGATCCAGAAATGGACCAATTATTGTTTTATTTACCGTTATCTGGTTCAGCATTTAAAAAAGTTTATTATGATCCTGCGGTAGGACGCGCAGTTGCCCGTTTTGTTAAGTCCGAAGACTTAGTTGTTCCGTACTATGCGGTAGATTTATTAAGTTCTCCAAGAATTACTCATGTGATTCATATGGCGCAGAATGAATTACGCAAATTACAGATGTCTGGCTTTTATCGAGACATAGAAATGAGAGATCCTACAAGCAGTCTTAACGAAACAGAGGTCGATTCTAAGATTGAGGAGTTACAAGGACTAACAAGAACGATAAATGATGAAGAATACACGCTATTGGAGATGCATGTTGACTTAGATTTAGCAGGATATCAAGATATTGATGAAAATGGTGAAGAAACAGGAATTGGTTTACCCTATATTGTAACAATTTGCAAAGATAACAACGAAATACTCGCAATTCGTCCAAATTATAGCGAAAATGACCCAATGAAGAAGAAAATTGAGCATTTTACGCATTATAAGTTCCTTCCAGGACTTGGATTTTACGGTTTTGGCTTAATTCACATGATGGGAGGCTTAACTAAGTCGGTTACAGCGATTTTACGTCAATTAATTGACGCAGGAACGCTTTCTAACCTTCCCGCAGGCTTTAAATCACGTGGATTAAATATTCAAAAGCATGATGACCCGTTACAGCCAGGAGAATGGAGAGATGTTGATGCACCAGGAGGTAGATTGCAAGATTCGTTCCTTCCACTTCCGTATAAAGAACCAAGTAACACACTAACAGCTTTATTAGGTTCTTTAGTTGATTCTGGTAAAAGATTTGCCGCCACAGTAGAGGACCCAACAGGCGATGGTAATTCTGAAGCTCCCGTTGGAACAACTGTTGCATTATTAGAAAAAGGACAAAAAGTTATGTCCGCAATCCATAAAAGATTGCATTATGCTCAAAGATGTGAGTTTAAAATCTTAAAAAGAGTTTTTGGTGAGTTTTTACCACCAGAATACCCTTACCAAGTGCAAGGGGCTTCACAAAACGTATTTAAACAAGATTTCGACAATAGCGTTGACGTAATTCCTGTAAGTGATCCTAATATTTTTAGTATGACACAGAGAATTACGTTAGCTCAAACACAGTTACAAATGGCACAAGCGGCTCCTGAATTACATGATTTAAGAGAAGCGTATCGTAAAATGTATTTAGCCTTAAATATTAAAGACATAGACGCGGTACTTCCTCCAGAAGCTGAAGTGCCTCCAAGAGACCCGATTAGTGAGGAACAAGCTGCATTAACAGGGGATCCAATAAAAGCTTACGAATTTCAAAACCATGAAGCCTATATTGCAGCGCATAGTGCATTTTTACAAAACCCTATGGTACAATCAAACCCACCAGTTGCACAAGCAATTACAGCAAATATACAAGAACACCAAGCAATGCTATATAGATTACAAATTGAACAAGCAATCGGTCAACCATTACCACCATTAGACGAACCCATGCCGCCTGAGATGATGAATGAAATCGCTTTAGCGGCGGTTGCAGCAACACAACAAGTTACAGGTCAAGCACAAGCGATGGCACAAGCACAAGCGATGGCACAACAAGATCCACAACGTGAGATGTTCCAACAACAGCTTCAACTAGAAAAAGAGCAGTTAATGCAGAAAGAACAAGAGGATATACGAGATAAAGAGGTTGAAATGGCTAAAGCTGAGTTAGACGCTATGGTTAAACGTGAAAAAATTGAAGCAGACGCTAAAAAAGAAGATACAAAAGCTGCAATAGACTTACAAGAGCTAGAACAGAAAACTAAAGCAGATGCAGAAAAGAACTTTACTGAACTGGTTAAAACAGTTCGCGATACTAGAGATAAAAACGGAGAAAAATAATGCGTGATTATTACGGAAATGATAAGTACCCTTCGCCTTCCCCTAAGAAAACTAAAGCAGCGCCTAGTTTTCCTAGTGTTAAGGATAGTACAAAAACAAAGTCTGTAGAAGCAGGTTATTGCTTAGATGAGCCTGAAAAGGCAAAAGTAAAAGCCGCTTATGGACAGACAAAAGGACTTCTTTGGTATAGATCGATTAAGTAATCTTAATGGACTATATCGTTGCAACGGAGCATTTGCTCCGTAAATATCGTGAGAGGAAAGAAGCTCTTACGCAGACACTGGCTTCTGGAAGTATTGAGAATTTTGAACAATACCAAAGAATAGTCGGTGAAATCGCAGGATTGAGTTTCGCAGAACAAGAAATTCAATCATTACATTCTAATATGGAGGATGCAAATGACAGCTAAAACTGTTCCAGATCGAGTTGCTAATTTTGGTAGTGAGGAAGCTATACAACATGTAGAAGAAATCACTGTCGATAACTTAGAAACTCATGCAGATAAGTTACCACGTCCAACGGGGTATCGTATCTTAATATTACCTTTTAGTTTACCAGAAGTTACTAAAGGAGGTATTCATATAGCCAAAGCAACGCTTGACAAAGAACGTATTGCAACTGTTGTTGGTTATGTTGTTGCTATGGGTCCAGACGCCTATCGCGATATGAATAAATTTCCAGAGGGAGCTTGGTGCAAAGAAGGTGATTGGGTAATTTTCGGTAGATACGCAGGAGCGCGTTTTCAAATAGAGGGCGGAGATATGCGCCTTTTAAATGATGACGAGATCCTTGCTACTATAGAAGACCCAGAAGCAATTTTATCATAACAATAACCACATGGAGGAACCCATGCAAGAAGAAGCAGAAAAAATAGAATTAGAACTCCCTGAAGGGGAAGTCGATATTCATGAAGCAGACGTAGATGATTCTATAAAAGAAGAAGTCGCGCCTGTAGAACAACCCGTTGAAGAAAAAGACGAGTTAGACCAAATTAGTGATTCAGTACAAAAACGTATTGATAAACTAACTTATAAAATGCGAGAAGCAGAAAGACAGCGAGATGAAGCTGTTAAGTACGCCCAAAGCATTAACGAGAGCAATTCAACATTAAAAGAGAAATTAAAGAATTCAGATTCTTCGCTTTTCAAAGAGTACGATAATAGGGTACAATCAGAAATTGCGAGTTCAAAAATTCTTTTAAAAGAAGCTCAAGATGCAGGAGATACAAATGCAGTTGCAGAAGCAACAGAAAAACTTTCTAGGGCAAGTGCCGAAGCAGAGAATATCAGAAGATTGGCTGCGCAGCAACAACTTAGAAACGAAAGAACAGAGCAAGAAGTTCCTGTTGAACCGTATCAACCATCTTTACAGCCAGAACAAGCAAGACCCGACCCTAAAGCAGAAGCTTGGGCTGAAAAGAATGAATGGTTTGGAGATGATCAAGCGATGACTTTTGCAGCTTTTGGTATACATAAAGAATTAGTAGAAGAAGGAGTTGATCCCACTACTAATCATTATTATACTGAAGTTGATAGAAGGATTCGAGAATCTTTCCCACACAAGTTTTCAGAAGAGCAGCCTGCCCCCGTGCAACAGGTTGCTGCCTCTAGCAGAGGAGCTAGTGGTAAAAAATCATCACGCAAAATAAAACTGACACCTAGTCAAGTGGCAATAGCTAAGAGACTAGATGTTCCGTTAGAAGAATATGCTAAGCATATCGAAGGAGTATAAAATGACAGATGAAATTAAAACAGAAGTCACATCAGATCGAAACTCACGATCTGCCGAGACACGAGACTCTCAAACTCGCAGAACGCCTTGGACTCCCCCGTCTATGTTAGACGCACCCGAAGCACCTCCTGGATATAAGTTCAGGTGGATCCGTGAATCAACTAGAGGTAACGATGATAAATCTAATATGTCTAAACGTATTAGAGAAGGATATGAACCTGTGAGAGCAGAAGATTATCCTAATTTCGAAGCCCCTACTGTTGAGAACGGCAGCAATAAAGGAGTAATTGGAGTTGGAGGATTAATACTCGCTAAAGTTCCTGTTGAAACCGCCAATGAACGAAATGCTTATTTTGCTGAACAAGCAAAATCAGCTATGGACGGCGTAGACAACAACTATATGCGAGAAAGCGACCCTAGAATGCCAATAAAGGATAGTGATATTCAAAGGTCTTCTAAGGTTGAATTTGGTAGTAGGAACAACAATTCCGACGATTAATAATAACTTGTATTACAAAAGGAGATAATTATGGCTAATACAGATAAACCCGATGGTTTTACTCCTGCGTATCACATGTATGGTGGTGTTATTCGTCCTGCAAAAATGAGAATCGCTAGTGGTTACGGAACTGCTATTTATAGTGGTGATGTAGTTACTCTTTCAAGCGGAAAAGTTCAACAAGCAGGTGCGACAGACACTCCTATAGGTGTGTTTTACGGAGTATTTTATAACGCGTCTGATGGAACACCTACGTTTTCTAAAGTATGGACGGCAAGCACCGCTACTCAAGGTAGTGAAGATGCCGAAGCTTTGGTTTATAACGATCCTGGTATCGTTTACGAAGCTCAATTTACAGCGGGAACTCCTGCAGTAAGTTTTATCGGCAATAAGTACACTCTTTCTACAACCGCAGGTAGTTCAACTACTGGTAGGTCTAAAGAAGGGGCGACAGCAACTACTTCAAGTGGTGTGGCTTTATGTGTGGGATTCTCAACAGCACCAAGCAACTCAATAGGAGCTTATGCTAGAGGATTATTCACATTCCCAACTAATACATTCGCAGTTTAATAGGAGAGAAACATGGCAATTAACAGAGCACAACTCGTAAAAGAGCTAGTTCCTGGACTTCATGCTCTCTTTGGTTTAGAGTACGAACGTTATAACAACGAACACGAAGACATCTTCGACACTGAAAGTTCTGAAAGAGCATTCGAGGAAGAAGTAATGTTAAGTGGGTTCGGGGAAGCACCTACAAAAGGTGAAGGCGCTGCCGTTATTTATGATACTGCACAGGAATCGTGGACTGCCCGTTATTCGCATGAAACAATAGCACTAGCTTTTGCATTGACAGAAGAAGCAATCGAAGATAACCTCTATGATACGCTTTCTTCCAGATACACAAGAGCTTTGGCGCGTTCGATGCAACAAACAAAGCAAGTTAAGGCGGCTAACGTCCTTAATAATGCTTTTAGTTCTTCGTACGTTGGTGGAGATGGAAAAGAGCTTTGCGCTACAGACCACCCTACCGTTGCTAACGTTGACATGAAAAATGAGCTGTCTACGGCTGCTGACCTTAATGAGACTTCATTAGAGCAAGCATTGATTGATATCGCTGCTTTCAAAGATGAAAGAAACTTAAAGGTTAACGCACAGGCTAGGAAATTAATAATTCCACCTGCGTTGCAATTCGTAGCGGACAGACTTATGGAAACTCCAGGTCGTGTCGGTACTTCAGATAATGACATCAACGCAATCAGAAACATGGGAATGATTTCTGAAGGTTATGTTGTAAATCATTATCTAACAGATACTGATGCTTGGTTCATCAAAACAGACGTCCCTAACGGACTTAAACATTTTGTTAGAACCCCTGTGTCTACCAGTATGGAAGGAGACTTCGAAACTGGTAACGTCAGGTATAAGGCGAGAGAAAGATATTCTTTCGGTTGGAGTGACTGGAGAGGCATTTTTGGCTCACCAGGAGCATAGTTCATTTACGTGAACAGAAAGGGAGCTTCGGCTCCCTTTCTTTTTTGTTATTTATGATATAGAATGGCAAAGAGCACTAGGAATAATATCAATATCTATCGACTGACCTAGCAGACATGCCAAGACGATAGAGTTATTAAGGAGACTTAATATGGCAAAATCAACCTTTTCAGGTCCCGTAAAATCACTTGCGGGCTTTATTTCAGCAGGGAACGCCAATGTGGTTAGTTTAACAGCTGATACTTCATTAACCGTTGCTTCACACGCAGGTAAAATTCTTACTTGTAATGATGCAGACGGTAAATTTACTTTACCTAGCATTGTAGCTACAGCTCCTGGAAGAGATGATGATCCTAACCAAACAAATAATTTAGGTGCATCTTTCTTTTTTGTAGTTGAAACAGCAGCAACAGATATGGACATTTTAACTGACGGAACAGATAAGTTCGTTGGCGGTCTTTATACTGGTAAAGATGATGCTACAGGTAAAACTTTTATATCTGGTGCGTCTAACGACGTTATTACTATGAATGGAACTACTAAAGGTGGACTGGTTGGCAGTATTGTGAAAGTAACTGCAATGGCTTCCGCTAAATATGCAGTAGAAGGCATAATACTTGGATCAGGTACTATAGTAACACCATTTGCTGACGCTTAATAGGAGGTAAACTATGGCTAATACAGTCACAGGTCCAACTAATCAACTTGACGGCGAAAAGAAGCTTATTGTTTACTGCTCTGTTTATTCAGACGGAAGTGCCAGTAGTACTACGTTAGTAGATGTTTCTGCTTTAAATACTTCAACTTTAAATGGTGAGTCGTGCGCACACGTTTCTTTAAACAAAATTTGGTACACTTGTAGCGGAGCACCAGATGCTCCCGCTTCTCTTGATTGGGATGCAGATACCGATGTTACTTTTTTAACCCTTGCTTATGACAATTCTTTTGATTTTAGTGAGATAGGGGGTTTAAAGAACACAGCAGCAACAGGATATTCAGGAGACGTACTTCTAGTTATCCCTTCAACTGCTGACGCAGGAAACGAATACACCGTTTGGTGCGAGTTTTTAAAGTATTATGAAGCACCAGGATCGTAATCTATGGCAACTTCAGGTACTCGCACATTTAATTTAGATGTAGCTACCGCTATTGAAGAGGCGTACGAACTCGCGGGCTTAGAGGCTCGTACGTCTTATGATGCTATTACGGCACGTCGTTCGCTCAATATCATGTTTGCGGATTGGTCCAATAGAGGAATCCAGATGTGGGAGGTTGCTAAAACAGAAGTAACCCTCACTGAAGGAGATAATGATATCTCCATTAATGCGTATGATATTGATATTTTAGATGCGTATATACAAAGAACAGTTAATGATGTAGTTACGGATTACCCTTTAGATCGTATAGATAGAAATGAATATATAGGAATACCTAATAAAGCAACAAAGTCAAGACCTACAGAGTTTTGGTTAGAACGTTTAAAAACCCCAGTAATTCATCTTTATCCAACACCAGAGAACTCAACGGATAAACTCATTTACTATGTTTGGCAAAGAATACAAGACGCAACAGCCTCAGTTAATGATGCAGACATACCTAGTAGGTTTATGCCACCATTAGTTTCAGGTTTAGCGTACTATCTTTGTTTAAAAAAGAACGTTCAAAAGTTAGGGATATTAAAAGAACAATACGAACAGGATTTACTTAATGCCTTAAAGTTTGATGAGGATAGAGCTTCTGTACACCTTGTTCCTAGACATGAGTATTTATAATGGCTTACGCAAGCGGTAAATATGCTAAGTTTATTTGTGATACTTGCGGTTGGGGATTTCCTTATAAAACTGCAAAAACAACGTGGCAGGGAAACAGAGTTTGTGATGAGTGTTACGAACCTAAACACCCACAATTAGATCCTCCTTCTATTAAAGCAGATGCAGAAGCCTTGTGGAACCCTAGACCAGAAGTACCGCTACCACAAGCAGGGCTAGGGGTAGTAAAAACAACAAACCCGTCTTCTGCGGTAATTGATTCGAGGGGAAGTAACGCTATGACATTTACAGACGATCCAATCGGTAGTAAATTTGAAGGAGAAACAGCTACGGGAGAAATCAGTAGCGTAACAGTGAGTATAACATAATGGCAGGATTTACATACAGTGGGTTAAAAACGGCAGTTCAAAATTATTTAGATAATACTGAAACAACGTTTACTAATACCTTAGATACGTTTATTCAAACTACAGAAGAAAGAATTTTAAAAGCAGTTCAGCTCCCAGTTTTTCGTAAAAATGTAACAGGTACGTTAACTGATGGAAACACTTATTTAAGTGCTCCAGATGATTTTTTATCTCCCTACAGTTTAGCCGTCTTAGATTCAAGCAGTAATTACAGTTATTTGTTATTAAAACACGTTTCCTGGATTAGAGATTACACTCCCGCCGCAGCTACTGAAGGGCAACCCCTTTACTATGCTCAATTCGATAATGATACTTTTATTGTTGCTCCAACCCCTAATGCAAACTTAACGGTTGAATTACACTATTATTATCGTCCTAATTCACTAACTACTGTAGGAGACGATAATCAAAGTTGGCTTTCTAAAAATGCTCCTAATGCTATGCTATACGGGTCCTTAGTTGAAGGTGCTGTTTTTATGAAACAGGACCCTAACACAATTATGTTATATGAACAAAAGTTTCAAGAAGCGTTAGGACTATTAAAAGTTTTAGGAGAATTTAAAGACGTTCGAGACGAAGCCAGAAATGATCAAATAAAACTGATGGCACAGGGAGTTGCTGATGCCTAAAGAACCATTAAAGCATTTAGAAGGGTCAGAAATAGCTATTGTAGCTATGGGTAAAAGTCAATTAGATTTTCATTTAGCAAAGGCAAATAGTGCTTATTTCGATGAAGTCTGGGCAATTAACGCGATGATAGGTGTGTTACCTGAAATAGATAGAGCGTTTATCCTGGATCCTGTAACTAGATTTTTAGATACTGAAGACGCAGGCTCAATGACTCCAATGATGAGAGATAAGCTACCTTCTGCTAAATATCCAATATATTCTTGTGTTTTAGACGATAGAGTTCCTGCCCTTGAAGAATACCCTTTAGAAGAAGTTGTAGATGCGACACAAAGCGCTTATCTTAATAACACGATAGCGTATGCGCTTGCGTATGCGATTTGGAGTAAGGTCAGACAAATATCTCTTTTTGGAGTTGATTTTACATATAGAACAAATATGCATTTTGCAGAATCGGGCAGGGGGTGTGTTGAGTTTTGGATAGGTAAATGTATTAATAACGGAATAGATGTGGGAATTGCTCCTAGTTCTCCTTTATTAGATACTGATATTGGATTAAAAGAAAAACTTTATGGGTACCACAGATTAGAAAACCCTAAAGTTGTTTATCAAAATGGAGCAGGTTTAAAAGTTTGTAAGTGGAACGAAATAGCAGTAACTACTGCAAAACCTGTAGGAATAATAGGTCGAGATGATTTAGAACTATCTCCTCCTGAACCAGAGAAGTATTAATGCAAACAGACAAATTTGAATTATCTATAGGAGATTTAGGAGTTACAACAACCCATAATAGAGGTCATACTGTAGAAGAATTAGCTGAAATGGCTACAAATAAATTAATCTCTATAAGTGAAGATGCTGATCCTATGGTAAAGGCACAAGCACACGCATTTAGAGATAAATGTAAATGGATCATTCAATTCTATGTAAATGAAGGAATAAAAAACCACATTTGCACAGTATGTAATGAATTAGAAAAACAAGGTCATAAAGACCTAGCAAATATAATAAGGAGAATATAATGGCAATCACACAAGCAATGTGTACTTCTTTTAAGAGTGAATTACTTCAGGGAGTGCATAATTTTAAAGCTTCTGGGGGAAACTCTTTTAAACTGGCTCTATATACAAGTTCAGCGACAATGAGCGCGTCTACTACAGCTTATAGTACAAATCAAGAAGCATCAGGAACAAACTATAGTGCGGGTGGAGCGGCATTAACGAATGTTAATCCAACTACTTCAGGAACAACTGCGTACACTGATTTTTCTGATTTGACTTTTGGTACTTGTACAATTACAGCAAGAGGTTGCATGATTTACAATGACACAGCATCAGGAGATCCAGCAGTAGCTGTATTTGATTTTGGCGGAGATAAAACCTCTACTGCAGGATCATTTACAATCTCGTTCCCAACAGCTGATGCAAGCAATGCGGTTATAAGAATTGCTTAAAGGATTAGCCTGTGGCTAATATAACTGGTTGGGGTCGAAGCACATGGGGCTCAGGCACATGGGGCGAACCCGTAGTAGTCTCATTAACAGGCTTGGCAGGAACCAGTGCCTTAGGCTCTTTAACTGTAACTGCTAACGCTGATGTTGCAGAAACAGGAGTTGCAGCTACTGGTGCAGTAAACTCACTTACGGTTACAGGGGTCTGTAATCTTTCTATTACAGGACTTGCTGGAACCAGTGCTTTAGGCACAGAAAGTGTTAGTGCGGATGCAAATGTTGCAGAAACAGGTGTAGCGGCAACAAGTGCAATCGGTACCGTAATTGCGAACGGAGTTGCAATAACAAGTGTTAGTGGTATTGCTTCTACGATATCGCAGGGGGATGAAACAGTCACTGGTGATGCTAATCTTTCTGTTACAGGACTTGTAGGAACAACTGCGCTAGGAAGTCTGAGTTTAGTAACTAATAATGTAATATCAGTCACTCAAAACGCCATGACCAGTGGTCTTGGTAGTTTAACAGTCACGGCAGTTGCAAATATATCTTTAACGGGGCTTCATGCCACAGGAGAGATTGAAAGTTTAAATGTTTGGGGATTAGTCGATACTTCTCAAACACCTAGCTATAGCGAAGTTTCTTCTTCTCAAACACCTAGCTATAGCGAAGTTTCTTCTTCTCAAACACCTAGCTATAGCGAAGTTTCTTCTTCTCAAACGCCAAATTGGAAGGAAGTTGCTTAATGTTTATAAAAAATATAGTATAATCAAATTGGAGACAGACTATGGCAACCTATGTAAATGATCTAAGACTTAAAGAAATTGCTACGGGAGATGAGTCAGGAACGTGGGGAACTTCCACGAACACCAACTTAGAGCTTATTGCAGAAGCTTTTGGTAGCGGTTCTGAAGCACTTTCTGATGCATCTACTGCAACCATAACTATGGCTGACGGAGCAAGTGATGCAGCTAGAGCGATGGCTCTTACTCTTACAGGTTCTTTATCACAAGCGTGTACTGTAACTTTAGCACCTAACACAGTAAGTAAATGTTGGGTTATTAAAAACTCAGCGGGGGACACAGTAACAATTTCACAAGGTACAGGATCAAATGTAGTTATACCTAATGGAAGCATTAAAATGATCGTTACTGATGGAGCAGGAGGTGGTGCAGCAGTAACAGACGTATTAGCTATGACTTCTGGTGCTGGTAATGTAGGATTAGGAAGTGGAGCACTAGGGACAGGAATAACTACAGGAACAGATAACGTAGCTATCGGAGATTCTGCAGGTGATGCTTTAACAACAGGTTCAGACAATACTTTTGTTGGAGACACTGCAGGTGGAGCAACTACTACAGGGGATAGAAATACAGCAGTTGGTAGTGCAGCTTTATTAGCAAACACTACGGCTGTGCGTAACACAGCTTTAGGTCATACAGCAGGTACAGCTATAACAACAGGAGATAATAATGTTGCTGTCGGTTATAATGCGATGGCAACAAACACTGTTGGGGATAGAAATATTGCGGTAGGTGCAGGTGCTTTAAGCACCTATAATCCTAGTTCTAATGAAGATAGTCATAATATTGCTATTGGGTTTGATGCTTTAAAAGCAACCACAACTGGGAAACAAAATACGGCTATCGGGGGTTTATCTCTTGATGCAAATACCACAGCAGATAATAATACTGCAATAGGTTATGCAGCTTTAGGAGCAAATACAACAGGACACAGTAACGTAGCCATAGGTAAAGACGCTTTAGATTCAAACACCACTGCAAATCACAACATAGCTATAGGTGTTGACGCTTTACAGGCAAACACCACAGGAGCAACCAGTGTTGCTATTGGTGGAGAAGCGCTAACAGCCAATACAACGGGGGGTAATAATGTCGCAGTTGGTTATCAAGCACTCGATGCGAATACCACAGCTAGTAGTAACACAGGAATTGGGTATCAAGCACTTAGCGCTAATACCACAGGAGCTAGTAATACTGCGGTTGGTTATCAGTCTTTAGACTCTAACACTACAGCGAGTAATAACACAGCCATTGGGTATCAAGCGATTGCTTCTAATACAACAGGAGCTAATAACACAGCTCTTGGGTATCAAGCTTTAGATGCGGCAACTACAGCAGATAATAATATAGCTTTTGGGTATGCTGCTCTTGGTGCTGCCACCACTGGTGGAAATAATTTAGCTATAGGTGCTTATGCCCTTGATGCGTTAACAACAGGTACAGGAAATGTTGCCATAGGACAAGCAGCACTAGGAGCCTCTAGCGCAAGCAATAATACAGCAGTAGGTTATAACGCATTAATGTCAAACACTACTGGAACAGGTAATACAGCAGTTGGTTATGCAGCTTTAGACGCATCTACTACATCATCAGATAATACCGCCGTAGGAATATCAACTTTAACCGCTTTAACAACAGGTGTTAAAAATACAGCAATAGGTAAAGACTCAGGTAAAGGTCTTACCACAGGAACCCAAAACACAGCAGTGGGTGCAAGATCCTTACAAGCAGCCACGGAGGGAGATCATAATGTAGCTTTGGGTGAAGCAGCAGCATATGGTATTACCACAGGAGATAACAACACTGCTTTAGGTTCAAATGCTTTAGTTACGGCTACCACAGCAAGTAATAACGTAGCTATCGGTAAAGGTACTATGAATGCTAGTACCACAGGTGAGCACAACACAGCAGTAGGAACTACTAGCTTAGACGCTAATACAACTGGGTCTAGTAACATAGCAATAGGTAGTGATGCTTTAGGAGCTAACACTACAGGCGCTAATAATGTAGCGGTTGGTAGAAATTCTTTAGACGCTAACACCACAGCAGACGCTAACACAGCAGTTGGATATTCTTCATTATCCGCAAACACTACAGGTACTAGAAACACAGCTCTCGGTTATCATGCAGGATTAGCAGCAGATGCAAGTGATAATACTGTTATAGGTTATGCAGCAGGAGAGGCACTTACAACAGGTGCTTCAAATATAATTATTGGTAGTAAGTCGGGTCAAAGTTTAACTGTCGGTAACAACAATATAGTTATGGGTCTTGAAGCTTTAGATGCAGACACTAAAGGTGATAGGAATATTGCTATTGGTAGTCAAGCATTATCTGCACAAAATTTTACAACAAGCACAGATTCTTACAATATAGCTATAGGACATAGTGCTATGACTAGCAACACTACAGGTATAGATAATGTAGCAGTTGGTGGTTTATCTTTAGATGCTAATACTACTGGTAATTACAATACAGCAATAGGTAAAAGTTCTTTAGGAACTAACACTACAGGAGCTAATAACACTGCTGTTGGTAGAAATGCTTTATTTGCAAACACTACAGCAAGTAGTGGCACAGCAGTAGGCTATGAAGCATTAAAATCAAATACAACGGGTGCTAATAATGTCGCCGTAGGTAATGCAACTTTAGACGCAAATACAACAGGAGATAATAATGTAGGTATTGGTACTAATGCTTTAAGTGCTAATACAACAGCAGAAGCTAACACAGCTTTAGGTACTAATGCTTTATTGGTGAATACTACAGGCGCTTATAATGTTGCTATAGGTATGTCAACTTTAGATGCTAATAATGCTTCTTATAACACAGCTGTTGGGTATCAAGCACTTAGCGCTAATACAACAGGAGCCTCAAATATTGCTGTAGGCTACCAAGCCTTAGACGCTAACACAACAGGGACTTGGCATACAGCTATAGGTTATAATGCACTTGGTGCAATCACAACAGGAAACAACGGAACTGCTTTTGGATATAATGCTCTAGC